ATGAATAGTGCAAATTTTGGAGTTTTAGTAGGTAGATTAACAAGAGACGTAGAAGTTAGAAAAAATAGCGATGGATCAGCAAAAGCTTTCGTAAACATTGCAGTTGATGATAACTTCAAATCAGGTCAAGATAAAGAATATCATGCTCAATTTATAAACGCTGAAGGTTTTATCTCAAAAGATAAGAAAAACTTAGGTGTATATGAATACATGAAAAAAGGAACTTTGGTATCTTTAGCAATTCAATTAAAGAATGACCAATACCTAGATAAAGACAACAAACAACAATATCGTCAATATGTATTTATTACTGATGTAAAATTGTTAGCTTCACCAAAAGGGGCTAATGAACAAACAGCAGTAGTAGAAGAAATTGTTGAAAATGAACCACTATTTTAGTGAAATTTAAGGCTACATCATTGTAGCCTTTATTTTTTAAATTAAATAAGAGAAAGGTTTTAATTTATGAATATTGAGATAACAATCCCAAAAGAATGGGAAAAAGAATTTACAAAAGACAAGTTTGAAGAATCTTTTAACAAAATAATCGCTGATCTAAATTGTGAAAAAACGAGAACACTCGTTGGAAATTATGAACTCGAAACGTTAAATATGCTTAAAAACGCAATCATAAAAGCAAAAACAATAAAATAAAAATAAGAGAAAGGGTAGATAATATGACTGAATTATATTTAATAAATCAATTCCCAGTAAATGAATCAAAAAAAGACGGATTTAGTACCATAATTACTTTATTAGATTATGAAACTCAAATATCAAAAGCTTTAAGATACATCAAACTATCATCAGAGCAAATCAATAATACAAAAAAAGTATTAATAGATACCGTACTATGTGCAGGGATGAATCAATACCGTTTTATTGAAACTAATGTAAACGAAGATAGAACAATAAATATAGATAATTATAAATATATTGCTGTAAGTGATGATACACTTGAAAAAGCGAATAACATATTAAAATCTCACCCAGAATATGCAAAAAATTCTATATTAACAGAATCCCAAATTGAAAAATTACTACAAAATTAAATAAGAGAGCTAATCAAAGCTCTCTTATTTTTTTCATCTATCTATTAATAACATCAAAAAGACCATTTCTATTTAAATCTCTTGAATAAGAACTATCAAGATATATAACAGGTAAACTATTATTCTTATCAAGTCTACAAGCATCTATAAGGCTTGGATACAAATAATCTTTAATAGCATTAGCTCCACCACCGTAAACATAAACTATATCAGTCCTTAAACCAACTTTTCTAAAAATGTTACTAAACTCTTTCATAACATCTCTAACAAAAATGTTAACTTGACGATCGATATATACTTGAACTTGAGCTTTTATTTTTTGTTGAGCTGGCATTAAATTTTCTTTAAGCATAAAATCAGCCAAATCTTTTCTTGACTCAAATGCATAAGGTGTATTTCTAAGCTCACTTACTACATTTGTTAAAACTGAACCATAACCTTTATTAATAGAAGAAGAACTTTCAATAGCTACTTTTCCGTTAATAAATACAGGAAAGTTTACCGTACCCTCTCCTATATCAACACCTATTGTGTTTTCAGCACGACTCAATATTTCACCTGTATAATTCTCATCAATCATCAAACCGTCTTCTCTAGCCATATCTAAAGCTAAATCTAAAAATGTTGCACCTAAAAAAGTTATGGCGAATTGTCCTGCACAACCTTCAGCCAAGACTATAATTTTATCAAAACTTATTTTAACAGTTATAGGTTTTTCAAAGTTAAAAACTGTAACATAGTGAGAATTTTTCTTTAACTCATCTTTGTATATGTTCTTATATTCCATATAGTCATTAATAGGTAAAGCAATAGCCAAATCAACCTCAACATTAATCTCATCAGGAAGTTTTTTAGTTTTCTTATATTCACTATATATAGCAGTTGATGCAACAGATGATAAAATCAACATACCACTTAAACTTTCTTTACATTTTGGTATATGATTTTCTATATTAAATTCTACTTGACTTTCACCACTTAAAATAGCTCTTTTACCTACTAAAACTCTACCTTTATCTCTTTCAGCTATTGTGTTTGATTGAATAGAACAATCAAGATTATTGAAAATATCCTTTATATAATTACTCTCAACAACTGCTGGAAGAACACTTGCTGTAGTATAAGAAACAGTAGATGGTAAATCTATTAAAATACTATCATCACTATAATCACTCTTAGCTTTACCTTTAACATAACCATTACCTATGTCTAATCCCATTTTAATTTTCATAACTTATCACCTCTTTATTATCTATTTAATAACTCTTGTATACTAGTTCTTGAATCAGAACTCTTTTCATTTGAACTGAAATCTAAGAAATCTAACTCACTTGTATCAGACTTATCATCATTAATTTCTTGTAAATCTTCAGCACTTTCATCTATCTGTTCAATAGGTTTCTCAATAACCTCATCAGTCTCTACTTCCTTATAAATAATAGGCTCATCTTTATCAATAACTTGAGAAACCTCAGGTTTACTCTTTTTAGTAGACTTCTTCACAGGATCTAAACCTAAACCTTCAACGGTTTGTCCCATCTTCTTTAAGACTTTTAAGATGTCTTTATCAGTCGTTGTAAAAGCGTCTACCATACCATCTGTTTCGATAGCTTTTCTTATTAATTCTTTTAAAGAATTGTTTTTGTTGTTTTGAACATCCAGCCAACATAACGTAAGCTTGTCGTCAACAGAAACGCTTAGTCTATAAGTTTTGTATTTCTTTTTTGCCATTTTTTAACCTCTCTTTGCCCTATTTTTCATACCATTATTATACCACATTTTAACCGAAAATAGTAGCCTTTTTGGTTGTTTTTTTTGGTTAAAAATAAGAAACGCAAGCGTTCCCGAGTTAAATCATAGCATGCTAAAAGTCTTTGTGATTGAGAAAATAGCAATGCCCGTAATTGACAAATCACTAAACTATGGCAGTTAAAAGTCTTTGAAAAACTTACTGAGCGTACCCTTGGCGAAAGCCATGGGGTACGCATTTTTTTTACAACCGTTCACAAATAAGAAAGCCACCTAATTTATTGGGTAGATGAATTATTTATTAGGTGAACGGTCTTTTTGACTTTTAACATAATTCAATACTATCTCTTTAGATACATCTCCAATAGTTCCAATATAATAGCTATTAGTCCAGAGATGTCCTTTGTATAACAATCTTTTATCTTCTGGGTGTTCTTTAAACCATAATCTAGCTGATGAACCTTTTATCATTTTAACTATAGTACTAATACTATATTTAGGCTCAAAAGAAATAATTATGTGTATATGATCTGGCATAATTTCCAAATCATCTATACGAATATTATGGTTGTTGCAATAATCAATCAATATATTTTTCATTTGTTTTTGTTTATGATTTTCATTAAATATCTTTTTTCGATACTTAGTCACAAAAACTAAATGATATAAAACTTTATATACACTTGTTCTATTTTTTTCAATCATATGTACTCCTTTTTATATTAATATTATAACATTTATAACTTGTAAAATCAAGTTATATGTAGTATAATTATTGTAGAGGATGATGTATGAAAAAAGGTATTAAAGTTAGGATTTATCCTAATAAAGCTCAAAAAAACTTAATAGAACAAATGATTGGTAATGATAGATTTTTATGGAATTATTTATTAGATAATATAAATAATAATGTTAATACATCTAATAAATACGAACTTATAAAACTTTTGCCAAGTATAAAAGAAAAATTTGAATTTTTAAAATTAAGTGAATCTTCAAGTTTACAAGCTGTTTGCGAAAAATTGAATGATTCTTTTAAAGCGTTTTTTAAAGGTGTTCGAGGCTATCCTAATTTTCATTCTAAACGTCATTCTAAAAAATCTTTTACTATTAAAAATAATAAAAATATAAGAATCAATCATAATTCTATTAGATTACCTAAATTAGGTCACATTAAAGCTAAATGGGATAATTCTATTAATTATAAAACAATTAAGAGAATTATATTATCTAAAACATCCACAGATAAATATTATGTTAGTTTAATAGTTAACTACGAAAGCCAAGAGTTAACTAAAACTAACAAATCTGTAGGCATTGATGTAGGTAAAACACATTTAGCTATCTTAAGTAATGGTGATAAAAAACCTAGTTTAGATTTTAGTGATTTAGAAAATAAGCTTAAAGACTGGCAACATAAAATGAGTAGACGTAGTGAATTAGCAAAAGCCAAAAATATACCTTTAGATAATTCTAAGGGTTATCAAAAAGCTAAACTTATGGTCGCTAAATATCACGAAAAGATTAAAAACAAAAGATTAGATTATCTTCATAATATTACAAAAGAAATAGTAGAAAGCTATGATCTTATTGCTATTGAAGATATTAAAGTTAAAAATCTTTTGAATAAAAATTATACAAGAAAAAGTAATCATAAAACAATTAATCAATCTTGGTGTGCTTTTAGATTGTTATTAGAATACAAATGTAAAATGTATGGTAAAAAGCTTGTAATTGTAGATCCTAGATATACATCTAAGACCTGTTCTTGTTGTGGTTATATTAATCATAATTTAATATTATATGATAGAGTTTGGACATGCCCAAATTGTAATACAAGTCATGATCGTGATATTAACGCAAGTATTAATATATTAAATAAAGCATTAAATAGCGTGGGACACGCTTTGGTAATATAGATTAATAAGAATTAGATAATTTATTATCTGGGATTATTAAACGTTCCCTGAAACCACCTACTAAAGTAGGTGCGTAGTTCATCCAAAATAGAAACTTGACACATTTTGAAATAGATCTTATAATAAAAGTGTCAAAAGCCTTATCAGTTAAGGACAACGACACTAAAATCTTCCATGCGTCGAGGATTTGCAGACACAGTTTTTAAGTAAACTGTGTCTAATTTTTTTGTAAAAAATAGCCTATTTACTAGACTTTTTAGCCGTTTTTTGATATAATAAGGTTAAGAAGGAGCTACATAATGAAAAAAAATTAACGATACAAAAAATATTCAATTTGAACAAATTTGGGCTATGCCTAACAAAAACAAAATCGCAACGGTAACTAATGATCTAAATTTAGAATACGATACAGATTTCCATTTAGATGCTTTAGATTTTTTGAAAAATTTCTCAGATACCTCCGTTGACGGAATACTTTACGATCCACCGTATTCACCAAGACAAGTAAGCGAGTGCTACAAAAACGTTGGATATAACGTAACAAACGATACAACAAAATCGTCTTTTTGGTCAAATCATAAAAAAGAAATTTCAAGAATAGTCAAACTAGGTGGAAAAGTTATTACTTTCGGTTGGAATAGTGGTGGTATAGGTTATAAATACGGTTTTGAAATAAAAAGGATACTTTTAGTTCCTCACGGTGGATGGCATAATGATACTATATGCACTGTTGAGATTAAAACACATAACGCTAAGTTTTAAATAAAGGGGTTAAATGATGGATATTAATATTGAAAAAATCATACAAAACAGAGAAATTAAAACACTACTAGACTTTTTATATACAGGGATTCAACTAAAAATAAATGATGATATCATACTATACAAAGACGAAAAGTTTTTAATATACAGAAAAAATAGACAAGTAGTTGAGTTTACATCATCGCTAAATGTTACATCAATGCCTTATATTATAGAAGAACTAAAAAAGACAAAATCTAACAAATTTAAGAATAAATTCAGGGAAATTGAGGATTTTGTCAACAGAATGAACAAAGACCTTGAAGAAAAAATCAACAAGGACCTTGAAAAACAAGTAAAAGCCGAAAAAAAAGTCAAATAAAGCTTGATTTTTCCCTAAAATACCTATATAATAAAAATATAGAAAAATTTAAGAAAGGAAGTACAATTATGAATAAAAAAGATTTAGTTAAAACACTACAAGAAAAATTAGCGAAAGAGAATATTATGTTAAGCCTTAATAAAATAGAAATCATATTGCATACGCTTGAAGATACTATTATTGAGGTTACAGATGCTGGTGAAGAAGTAAAGTTAACTAATTTTGGTAAGTTTGAAAGAAAAAGAAGAAAAGCTAGAATAGGAAAAAACCCTAGAAACCCAGAAGAAACAGTAGAAATACCAGAATGTTCAAATTTGACTTTTAAACCATCAAGTCGTTTAAAAATTAAATACTAGGCCATAACAGCCTTGTTATGGGACAATAAAGAATGAAACAGGTCTTGACGAGGTTGTCAAGACCTAATTTTTTTAAATGAAAAAGAGACGGACTCTTTCGAGAGATAAAGTGAATTAAATAGATCTACAAAGGTCTATAACAAATAAACAATTAAATTTTCAATTTAATAATAAGGAAATTTTATGAAAATAGCTAAGAATACTCGTGACTTTGAGTTGCGAGATGAATTAGCAAAAAGTACAGTTGTAGACATAACAGTCTTATACAATAAAGGCGATCTGGACACGCCTATAAGAATAAGGGTTGCTTAGCCGACCAAACTTCTTATAAAATTCTATGGTTTTAGTCATAGGGAATTCAGAATAAATGATGAAATAACAAAAGGAGATATATAATATGTTTTTAATATTTTTCATAGGTGGAATTATACTATTCTATGCAATAGGTTTAGCACCAATTATATTAGCAGTAAAATTAGTAAACAAGCTACTTAATGTTTTATTTAGAAAGCTTGTTGGTAAATAATAAGAAAGACGAAAGGGAACAAAAATGATAATCATACTATCAATATTAGTAATAATAGCATGCTTTTCAGCACCATTTATACTAATAGATAAAATAATAAAGAAAATCGAAGATTTATATGCAGAGTTTAAATCTATCAAAGACTTTGCATATAAAAAGCTTGCAGAAGAAGAAAAAAGAGGACTTTAATTAGTCCTCTTATTTTTTTATATCTTGTAAGCAAACACTATAACTCTACCATCAGAATAAGAGTTTCTACAAGTCGATAAGCATAAGAAACGCTTAGAATTGTTCAATTGTTCCCTATCATATTTAAAATCAACAGCACTTTCTCTTAGACAATGCTCAATGTAATTGATATCGTAATCTGTTCTGTAGAAATCTCTATTTAAAGTGTCAAAGTTCATAACGCTAAAAATTCTATAACGCTCAACGCCTTGATTTGTTGTAAGTGTAATAGTTTGATCAATTTTATTAACATAACTTTGGTCTAATAAGTTAACTAAATTAGAAAACATAGCGCTATTTAACATCTTGTGACCAAAAATAGTATTAATATCATCACTAAAATCAGGCTTGTTATACATATCTAAAAATACAGTACCATAATCTGAAAATTTTCTATAAATGTTATGATGTAACCAATACTTATCATCATTACTTTTAACTATAGGTTGATCTATACCTAAAGCTTTAACTTGAACACGACCTACAACAGCGTTATTATTGAATTTTTTTCTTAAACTTGCTACAAACTTTTCACCAGTTTTCTTATTTTGAGCCTCGCTATCAGCAATACTTTTAACATCAAGTTTTTCAAGAGTCTTATCCATTACCTCAGTTGAGCTTAACTCTATCTCTCTATTACTGAGAAAATCATGAGCTTGCCCGTACAAAAGATAAACTCCGAAAAATAGACAAAGTAAAAAGAAAAATAATAATATGGATTTTTTCATGTAAAAAAATATCCTTTCTTAAAAAAATTAGAGTATAGAAATACTCTATCTATACTCGAATTATAGCCTATTTTCAATCATTTTTCAACAATTATTTGTTTTTTTGTTTTTCAGCTTTACGATCTTTTACTAAGAAATAACCGAAAACTGAACCTATAGCTAAAAAGCCTGCACCTAATAAAACTTTGAAAATATTTTGACCTGTTTTTGGTGATTGTTTTTCAGTTGTTTTACCTGTTGGCTTAGCTTCATCTTCGCCTACAGCCTTTTCAGTTAAATTTGCTTTAGACTTATCAGCATCAGTTACTGCTGCATCCGATCCACCTTTAGTACGTGTTGTTTTTCTATTAATTTTTTGATAATCAGCTCTCATACCATTTTTATCTAATGTATCAGGTTTGATAGTCTTTTTAACTAAATCTTCAAATTGTTCTTTAGCTTTCTTCAACTCATCATCTGTTTTGTTTTTATCAGTATAAACTGTTTTCAAAACTTCACGAGCTTTTTTAATCGTATCAATATTAGTAAATCTTTCAGTATCTTTGTAATCTTTAACCATAGCTGTGATTAATTCAGATCTTGTATTAGACTCACCTTTATTATTCTTTTCATACTCTTTAATAACTTTATCTAAAGCTATATATTTTTGTTTTAAACTACCAGTATCAGACGCTTCATCATTTACATATGCTAAAGCTTCTTTTATAGCTTTTGAAACAGAATCGTCTTTAACGTTCTTATATTTATCAATAAGAACCTTTAAAGCCTCACGAGCTTTTACATTTTCAAGTTTGTCATTACTTGTATCTCTTTCTTCAATGCCTGCTGGATTTTCAGTATCATTTTCGTCAACTTTTTCAAGAACTATTTCTTTACTGTTATTTTTCTTATCATTTTCTTGAGGAGCTTTTGTGATAGATTCATCTTTTTCAATGTTATTATCTAATTTTTCTTTGATTTCATTGTAAAGATTATTAACTTGATCAAATGTAGCATCTTTATTGCCTAAAACTTTGTTAACTTCATCAACATAACTTGTTAAAACCTTAGAAGAACTAAAATTATCGAAAAGTGCTTTCAATTTTAACTTAGCGTTATAAATTTCATCTTGTGATTTCTTTTCAGCCTTTTCTTTACCTGGTATAACTATAGTTCCAATGGAATCTTTCTTATCTTCTAAAGATTTTTCAACTGATGGTGTAGATGGTTTTGTTTCATCTTTTTTATCCGTAACTTTTTGATCTGATGTAACTGTAATAGTATAATCATTAGATACCACAAAAGTTCTTTGATAATCTCCACCTAAACCTTTATTGTATTCAGCTACAAATCTAACACGATATTTACCAGCAACTTTAGGAACGCCGAATAAAACAGATTTATAAGAAGTAGCGTCTTTTACTATCTTAGCATTAACTAAACCTTTATAATCAGGGTTATCACGTTCCATAATCTTATCAAGAGCGCTGTATTTATTAACAACGTCTTTGAATGTAGGTTCATCGAAGTTACGAGTTATTAAGGAATACTTAAAATCTTGATCAAGAAGTGTTTGCTCAATTTTACCGTCTTCGCTAATTTTATCAATTTGGTAAAAAGAATTTTTAAAATTACCTAAATTTTCCGTAATAACATGATTATCTTGCGTTTTTAACTCTACTGATAAAGGCTCAATAGCCTCACCTAACTTTATAGTTTGGTCTTTCATATTGACAACAGCGTTTGTATTAGCCTCAATTTTTTCAGCAACTCTATTTGTAATAGCGTCACTAACACGAGGAAAATCCTTATCGGCTTCGTCTTTTTCATTACGTAATTTTATACCTTGATCCTCAGCCTTTTTATCTACCTTCTTATCGTCTTTCTTATCTTCGACCTTTTTGTCTTCAGTCTTTTCAACCTTTTTATCTTCAGCTTTTTCATCCTTTGGTTTAACGACTATTTCTTCGGCTATATTAATAGGTTGACTAGCATTTGCTATTGTCGGCATAGCACCCATCAAAAAAGCTGTCGATAACACCATAAGTTTCAATCCGTATCTTTTATTTTTCATCTAAATTATTCTCCCTTTCTCTAATTATTATTCATACTTTTTAATAGTAAAATACGTTGAGCCAACAAGTATTGACGTAGCAAAAGCTATTAACGTAACTAAAAAAGACAATTTTTTTCTAGCTTTAGATTTATCTTTTTTAACGTTTGACTTATCACTACTATCAACATTTGTGATGTTAGATTTTTCACTATTACTATTGTCTTTAACATCAGCTTTAACATTTTCTTTGACGCTTTCCTTAGTGTCTTTCTTGACACCTTCTGTATTAGCTTTATTGCCACTATCTACAGCCTTTTTATCAAGAGCTGTATCAATCCTTCCATCAAGCTTTTTAACCTTCTCATCAAGCGTTTTAACGTCTTTTTTCAAAGCCTTATTAGACGATTTCAAATCATTAACATCACTTCTTATTTGTAAGTATTTTTCATCATTTGAGCTTTTAGTTTTGAAAACTCTTGAAGTTTGATGTTTTTTTCTTTTAACAGGCGTTTCATACTTTCTTTTTGATACTTTTTTCGATACTTTGGGCTTAGACACAGAAGTTTGTGTATCGGTCTTAATAGTATTCTTTTTAGATTTTCTTTTAGGTTCTTTTTTTTCATTATTAATTTCTCCTTTTGATTGGTCTTTAACTTTTAAACTTTCTAAACCTTGTTCAAGTTCTTTTTGTTCACTAGACCATTCTTTAAGTTTTGAAGTTATCTCTGGAGTATGTATGTCGCAACTTGAAGCGAAACTTACATTCATTGGAGATACTAATAAAACGCCCATCAAAACGGCTGCGCAAGATTTTGTCAATCTTTTGTTCATTACTCTGTCCTTTCTTTATAAATTTTTTTACTCAATGTTCTTGATTGCGTTGAAAAAAATTAAAAAAACTAAAACGACTATCAAAAAAATCATCACGAAAAAAGCTCGGCCTAACAATTCTTCTAGTACATCAAATTCTTCTTTCGTATCAAAAAGTTCTTTAAAATCCACAAATTCCCCGTCAACCTTTATTATATCACCTTTCTTGTTCGTTGTGTCAACAATAATAGGCTTTAAAGTATTTGCTGAATTAGTTATTAAGAACTTTCTATCGCTTTCTAAATACATACCGTTTGTTGTATACTCGTAATCGTATTTATCTAATTTTTTCTTAATCTCTTTAATTTTAACCATAGCTTCTTTTTCTGTAATTTTAGAATACTCAGTCGAAGTTATATTGTAAACTACAAAATCATCTGTTGAATAAAAATTGATCTTAACTAAGGTTTTATTGCTAGCAGTGTCTTTACCAGTAAAACTTGCAAGGAAAATCAAAGAAACTAAAATTAAAAATAACCTCTTTACTGATTTTATCTTAACCACCTCACAAAAAAATTCCTCTTATTAATTAATTGTATACAAAAAATACGGAAAAGTCAATAAAAAAACCTACTATTTGTTTAAAAATAGTAGGTTAAGTACGAAATATTAACTATTTACGTTTTCTTAAAGAAATATAACCTAAAGAACCAATAGCAGTTAAAGCACTACCAGCAAATAAAGCTATTTCATTAGCCCCAGTTTTTGGTGAAGTACCAGATTTTGGTAAATCTTTTTTAGTAGTTTTTGGAGACTTCTCTTCTTTATCTTCTTTAGAATCTTTTTTATCTTTCTTGTCTTTTTTATCTTTTTCGTCTTTAGAGTCTTTTTTATCGTCTTTCTTGTTGTCCTTTTCTTTTTTATCTTTTTCGGACTTTTCTTTAGCTTCTTTTTCTTTTCTTTCTTTTTCAGCTTTTTCTTTAGCTTTCTTATCGGCTTGTTCTTTAACAGATGCTTTATGTGATTTAATCAAATCAGCTTTTAAAGAATTAACACCTTCTATAGTTTTAGCTTTTCTAATTTGATTAATAAACAAATCAGATGTAACGCCAGCAGCTTTCAATTCATTAATAGCATTTTCTTTAGCGTATTCTAATTCAGCTTTATCAAGATAATCTTTTTCTCTATCTTTATCTTCTTGAGCTTGTTTTTCAGCATCTTTTTTCTCTGGTGTAGCAGTCATTTCAGCATATGCTTTTTCAACTGCGTCTTCATATGATTTTTCAGAGTTTGCTTCTTCTGAAAATTGTTTTCTAACTGCATTTTCATACTCAGATGTGTCTTTTTCAGCTCCTGTTACTACTGGACTCATAGCCATTAAAGCTGCTGTTGACAATACTAATAATTTTCCGATATTTTTCTTCATTTCTTCTACTCCTTGTTTCATCTTATAAAATTTTATAAGCGAGAAACTTTACGTTTCTCATTTACAAATATAGTTTAACATATTTTTTTGGGTTAAATCAAGCTTTTTTGAAAAAAATTTTAATTTTTTTGTATTTCAGCTATTAAAAATAATAAGAAAACATCACCAAAATATGATATAATAAAGTTAAGTAAGCGCCTCACAAAGCTTGCAAGTGTGGGTGCGTGGGATTTCTTCCTTCAGCATATCTTATTAAAATCAAAGATTTTACGAGTGCTGATGTAATGAAATTATTATTAAAAGAGGAGATATTTATGAATAACTTAATAAGACATAGAAGAATGTTAGATAAACTTCACAAAACTTATGCTAAGAAAAACAGTGATTACGGGGACAGTTTCACAGACACAATGAACAAATTTGGCATTGAGGTCGGTATCGCTAGGATCTGTGATAAGTATAAAAGACTTGAGAATATGGCACTAGGTAAACATATGAATGTCAATGAGTCAATGAAAGATTGCTTACTAGATATGGCAAACTATGCTATTATGCTAAGTATGTATCTTGACGAAAAGTATCCTAATGGTGATTATTCTGAAGGCTATAATCTTGAACTTGAAGATTATGATGGAGATTTTGATGATGATTACTATGGTATGAATCAAGATATCGCAGATGGTTATGTAAACAGTAAAAATACTAATGAATTTGACAAATATATGTATGAATTATGTGATAAACTTAATGCAGATTTGATAGAACAAGGAGAATTAATTAAACAAAGAAAATTAGCAGAAGAATATTTAAGAGAACATCCAGAAGAATTTTATAACGATTTTGATCATTGGATAAACGAAGAAGATGAAGAAATTGAAAAAGAAAAACCAAATGACGATCAAATTCCAGGTCAACAATCATTTTTAAACTAGAGCCTTAACATAGGCTCTTTTTTGATTGAATCAACAAAAATGAAGATTCAAAGTTATGGAAAAAGAATTAAGGAAGGAAAATTCAAGCCTATGGATAACCAAACGATAAAATACATTACTAATCAAATGATGCCATTTACAACGGCAAAACTAAGATTATCAAAAATCAATAGTAAAACATTCGATAAATTAACATATACAGACAAAAATAATCTCTGTAGAGATTTGATAAAACTTACGAAGAAAAATCTGTATACCGTTAAATATTTTGACTCAAACCCTACAAATTTTATCATAACTAAAAAGAATTTCATAGATAATTTCAACGAAACTTTGGAAAAATACGGTTTTGAAAAATTTGATATTCTCTATGTATTCGTATACATCAACAAAGAAACTTTAAGATTTAATGTTTACTTAAAAAATGCTCAAAAAGACTCTATTTTTGAGGCATTTGACTTTAAAATTATATAAAATAGAAAGGAAAAAAAAACTATGAGTATAAACTACACTTATAAAGACAAAACATACCAATTCGAAAATTTAGAAAAAGAAGAATTAGAAAATATTATAAACAATTTTGAAACTTTGAAAAACTCTATGAAAAATATTATGAGAAATTGTCTTTATGACGATTTAGACCGTATTCCAGATCATTACGATACATTAGAATTTCACGTAAATTATGACGATAATTTAGATGTTACTTTCAAATTAAGAAAAACCAAAACGTCAATTAACGGTTTATATTATCACCCAACTCAAATACTTGATTCATTCAAAGCTTTTCAAATAATCATTGCGAAAAAAGAATATGACCTTCAAGCTTATAGCCTATATGGTAAATTCTATAACATAAGAGAAGATTACTTGAAAAAAACAGTGCTTAATGCCGAAGACTTTGAACCTGCTTACTTCATAAAACCTTTTATAAATAGTTTAAATAAAATGGATGAATACGACTTCTTACCTATTTTAAAAGATGACAATATATTCTCTAAATTAAACAATACTAAAAGAACTTATACTGTAGATAATGAAAAATATCCATCAGTATTTAAAATAAACTGCTTCGATAAATAGTCGGAGCTTGTTTTAATTTTAAAAGGAGTAAAAACAATGGATGTAAAATTAAAAAATTTTATCAAAACTTTAGAAAAAGACTCTAAAAACTATAGCGAAATGGCTGAAAAAAACAAAGAATCTTTTCTACAAAATTATTATGAAGGATTATCTGTAGCATATCACATCATAGCTAACAAATTAGAAAAAGTGATAAATAACCAAATTTAAGAAAGGATTTAAAACATAAATTACGATAACATATCACAACTCGTAAAAATAATGCTAAAAAGCACTTTTTACGCCGATGAAAGCGAATTAGGAAATGATCCGTATCTAAACTATTTAGGCTTTGGAAAAGGGGTTTATTCCAGATATATTCGTGACGGTATTAAAGACATCATCGACTTAATAGAAGAAAAACGAAAATTAATTCAAAATGAAGAACATCTAAAAGATTCATTAGAACTTTACAAAAAAATCGGCGAAGAACTCATCAGCCCTTATGATTTTGAAATTTTAACAAATATTGAAAAAGAAAAAATTAAAAAATACATTGATAAAGTATTAGAAGAAGGCTCAGAAGATATAGAGGAGGAACAATGATAAAAAACATCTATAAAGAATACAATGAATACAAAACAAAATGGTTAATAGATAACGGATATACTATAAATGATATTATAACTTATTTAGAAGATAGCTACAAACATCAAAAAGAAAACCCTAGATATTCCTTCGCACGATTTGAAAAATACGGATTTAAAACATACGGATCTGAAAATAAAATATATATGAGCTTTAACGAATGGTACGAAAAAACTCAAGAAAACAACGAATCTAAAACACAAAAGAAAAAAGAAAAGAAAATACCTCTAGCTCTTATTAAAGATTTAGGCTTTGAAATCATTGAGGTGACATGTAATTGTGATAAATTACGACCGATAAATTTAGACACAATAAAAGGTGGATTTCTTTTAGATTTTAGAAGAAATAACTATATAATTGAGCCGAATAAAAATTTTTTTGATGATTTCAACTCTGAAATTAAGTTCACTATCACAAGAAACGGCAACATCATAAAACCTAAAATAACTATAGAAGAAGTAAAAGAATATTTCAACGACTACTTCGAAAAACACCCAGAACAATTACAACAAATGACAATTGCAGACGTTTTAGAGCTAGAACACATCGAAATTGAAGAAAACACTCATAACGTCTTAGAGTATGGTGAAATAAATATATATGATCTCACTAATAAAATAAATGATGAAAGCTTCGAATTTTCACCAAGTTGTGGCTATGATATCCCCTCACTTGATTCAGACTACGATGGCGCAACTGTAGATTTCACAGTTTACAAAGACGGGCAAAAAATCCTAGATTGTGTACCCGAAAAAGACGTTGATGAGTTCATAAAGAAATTAATTGAAAAATATAGATAATACTTGACTTTTTGTCGAGTTTATTATATAATAATTATGTCAACAATAAGTCTTACTGAAGTTCCTTTATCTAGGTAAGCGATGTATATCATCGTAACTCAATAAGCAATTGACAATGTTAATGCTGTAGCCACCGAGTAGGTGGCTTTTTTCTTACTTTAAGTGTAATGCTTAAAGTATTTTTTTATGCCTCTACATAATACGAAAATAGCCCTTACGGGCTATCGAGATAAATAGTGATAATAAGAGAATAAAGGAGTGTAAAATCATGATCAATAGAATTAAAACGCAAATAAAAATCAACAAAGCTAGAAAAGAATCTAAAAAATTAGATAAGGAAATCGCTGAACAAAACGTTGAAATTGAGGATTTACTAAAAAGAATAAATCAACAAGAAAAACTGATGAAAAAACAAAAAGCTGGTATTTTAGAAATAATAAATATTTTAGATTCGATAATAACCGAAACAACAAATGAAACAAAAATTGTAAAAAACCAGAAGACAATTAAACAAGAAATTAACAACACTTTTGAAAAAATCAGAGAGTTAAATGCCAAAATTTGTGAAAAACGACAAGAACGCCTTTACACAAACACATACGAACGAGCTGTTCAAATCACTGAAGAAATCAAAAGTTTAAAACAACAATTAAAAAAAGAAAGAAATCACCTTATCACTTTAAATCATAGCTTAGTAAAACTCTAAGTCTTATACAAACTATATTTCTTCACTCAAATACGAAATAGCCCATAAAGGGCTATCGAGTGAAGTAGTAATGATAAAGTAAAATTAAAGAAAGAAGGAAGAATTTATGAAAAAACAATATACAATGAATGATGTAATTTACAGCTTAATGAGATTATACCCAGGTCAAGAACAAGATATATTCTACTATGAAAAAAGAGCTGAAGAAGAATTTAAAACAACTGGTTTAGATGAAAAAGACAAAATAGACTACGTTGAATGTTTTATACTTGATAAACTTGATTAAATAATAAAAGAGGGGGCTGAAAAGCCCCTTTCTTCCTAAAATTTACATATTATAAAAAAACTTATAGAAAAAAGAGAGGTAACCAAATGGGAAATTACACAGCAGAAGAAATTATAAAATATCTTCAAGAACAACGAGATATAAGATGTGTATATTACGATTATAACACTAAAGAGAAAAAGACTTCGGCATTCAACATAATATTTTATGATTGGGGTGTTGATAATGAATTTGAAATAGCGGAATTTTGCGTAGCTTATCAAAAAGTCGATAACCTTAACTATAACGTAGTTCCGATTTCACAAATCATTAAAATATACAATGCTGAAGAAAAAAAATACCACATACCAGAATAACATAGACTACTAAACCCAAATTTGGGCTGAGTGATTTTTTAGTAAAATACAAAAAAATTATAGAAAAGGGGCGAAAAATAATGAAAAATCACACTTTAGAAGAAATGGTGGAATATTGGAAAAACCTAAAGAAAAATAGAAAAGAAAAAATAGCAACGGCAAAATACACAGTAGAAGAAATTATGAAATGTCTTGAAAAATATAACGAATTGAAATATGAATATTACGATGAATTAGACAAAGAAACAAAAATCGCAACATTCAACATGATATTCTTCGATTCAGATATTAAAGACATTTTTTGGAGAATTTGAGTTCTGTGTCGCTTATCGAGACACAGATGATGTCCGTGACATAGATTACATCTGTGACAATTCACATCCAATTTCAGACATCATTAAAATTTATGAACCAACAGGAGAATAAAAAAAATCAATAGGAAACTATATCAAAAATAAAGGTATCCTCGTTGGAATTTTCAACGAAGATGAACTTAAAAAACACATTGACAAAATAGAAGTAGAAAAAGCCATGAAAAAATATAAACTAAACTGTGTTAACACAGAATTTGTTTATGAAAACGGAGAAATTGTCGCAATGAAAATTTACGTTTGTGAACTCAAAGATGTCCGTTTACCTTTCTGTATAAATGAGGACGAGTAATCACTGGGCGCAAATTTACGCCCAACGATCTTTATGAAAAAACAACAAATAAAAGGGGAAAAAATTATGAGAGTTAGACTTGATGTTATTTTAGAATTTGATAATTATGATAACGATAATATCGATGAAATAATGGAAGATGTTCGTAACAATCTATATAATGTTGCAATCAATGTAGAAACTATAAACGAAGAAATTATTGATTAATTTAAAGGAGTAAAAATTATGAGTTACGAAAAATGCACAAGTATTTCGGTAAATACTAAAAAAGAGGAAATAAATGTTACATCTTATCCTAACAACGTCTTTCCCGCAACACCATCCAGATGGAGTGTAAGTGGCGAAAACTTTAGAGATAAGATAGAAAATCTTTTAAATATGTATATGGGTGGAGAATTACAACTACTACCACCAAATAACACTAATACAGCTTTTGCCCTAAGACTAACGAGAGATTATCTCACACTTTTAGCCGATGAAAAACTAACTATTGGCGATTATTCAAGGTATAATATGATAAAACCTCTTGAAAGAGCTTTAGACAGCAACACTTTTTCTATTGCGTTAACGAAAATCTTCAGAGAACATTTACAAGGAAAAAACGCAGACGAAAAACACGAAGACTTAAAAACTTTAAACGCATACGAAGACTATGTAAAAAGTTTTAAAAATTACTATAAGTTTTATAACAATGTAATTGTAGAAAACATAATTGATTTTTTCTTAAAAGTCGTAAATAAGAAATACAATGAAAATTTTGATGAAAAAAGATTTAAAACACATTTAGAATTAAATGGTCAAACTTTTGTGGGTATTAAAATCAAACAGACAAAATGTCACTATAAATTCAAACCAGATTTTGAATATAAGACTCTGAAAGATGCTTATTATTCTGATTTTGACACTTATAATTTCAAAACTAAAATTCAAACAGATTCAGGCAAAATTTTAAGAAATGATGAAATTTTACAAATAATTTCAGGTATTTCTGATGAAAAACAAGAAGAATATTATGATACCTATAATAAGCTTTCAAATAATTTAAAAAGTAGCGTAAATGATATGCTAGAAGAACTTAAAAATAACCAAAAAGTGTTGGAATAAGCTGACACTTTTTTGATACATAAAAACAAAAAGTGAGGAAAAAAAATGCAAAAATTACACAAAAAGAAAAAACAAAGTAAACTAAAACCAATAGTAGTTTTCATAAGTTTCATATGCTTATTAGGAATCGCTGGTGGTATTGAACAATGTGAATTAGATCTATTCCCAGGAGTAGCTATGGCGACAATTGCTTCAATTATTATTAAAATATGTTTAAATGAAGAATAACGAAAAGGAGTCAAAATGTCAAAAAATCTAACACCTAATGAAAAACTAAATAGGCTAAATTTAGACAATATTGAAAAATATGTTTTAAATTTGAGAGATAATACAGAAGATAAACAATTACAAAATGAATTAAATAAAAAATTAAAAACAGCTAAAATTAAATTAATTAAAAAGATTGCTAATATTCAACAAGTTTCACCAAAAATTATACTTGATGATATTAGAAAATTTCAACTTGAAACATTAATCAAAAATTACAAAACAAATAAACTAATATATGACAATGATATTGATTTAAAAAAAATACTAATTTCATGTATAACTTTATTAATCTTAGGAATAAGAGAAGCTGATGAAGTATTTATTAAACAAGCATCAAAAGATATTTTTGAAATATTAGCAACGAATATAGATAGCGAAAAAATAAAAAAAGATTTTCAAAAAATCGACTCAAATTTTACAAAGAATTTCACAAAAAAAGAAATGATAGAATTATTATGTGATTATCGAACATCAATAAGTTTATTTGGTGTGAGAAATGACGTTGATTATGCTGATTTATTCAGTATTATAATCAATTTTATTTAAGTATTTTTCGTATCCAGAAAATATCCACAAAATTACTTTTCAACTTTTTGATCGTGGAAATGAAGATACGATTAATATATAATAGGGTGTGACTAACATACCCTATTTACATAAAAAATAAAAGGGAGAAAAAAATGGCAAAAAGTAAAAAAAAACACCTGCACAAAAAGTTTCACAATTAGTTTCATTAATAGATAATATGAGAAATTGCGAATACACTGCAAAACAATTAAAAACAATAAAAAATCAAATTAACAGATTAGAAAAAGAATTAAATCTACCAACTAAAACAACTGTTGGCAATTTATGTAAAGTTCTAGGTTGGAAAGAAAATACTGAATACCAAATTGGTGAGAAAAGATATAAAATCGTAAACAATGTATTATATTACTATGACTTTATGCTTGGTATTTGGCAAAGGAATCAAGGTCAATTATCAAAATTACAACAATTCTAAGAAGCCCAAGAAATTCACGATACTTATTACTTGCAGAATGAGGAATTAAACCAATATGGCTATTTAAGTGTTGTAAATTTTCAAACAGCCAAAGAATACATTTTATTTGACGGAAAAAAACAAATTTACGGAACCAAAACCACATTTAACGAATCTGAATGTAATTATCTTCAAAACAAATACAAAGTTGCAAAAATTTGTAATAGGATTCCTGTAGAAAAATAAAAAGAACTAATAGGGTGTGACTAATACACCCTATTTACATAAAAAAATTAAAAGAAAGGGAGAGGAAAAAATGCAAATTAATAAAGAAAACACAAAAAACATATTAAAAGAAATAGAAAGCAAGTCAAACCTTGTTATACCATTTAATGAACAAGATATAAACAATTTCAGTAAATTATACAACAAAGATTTAACAGAAAAACAATATAAAGAATGTCTTGTAGATTTTTTATTGAATAACGATACTTTAGAAACTATTGCTGATGAATTTTATCAAAATTATTTAACAAAAGCACTTAAAAGATATCCTGAAAATAAAGAATTTTATTTATCACAAACTTTCAAAGATGCTGTGAGAAATTTAATCGCATATAATACTGAAATTTCTATAAACGGTGATTTATCAGGTCTTGAAGATATTGCTAAATATTGTTTCTACAAACATACTTTAATAGCAAATTTAAAAAGAAAAAATAACCAAATTACAAACGAAGCAATAAGGTATTTAGTGGATCAAGACATTGACGAAAAATGTTGGAATGTTTACAACTATGATGAACTAGATCAACTCGAACAATATATCGAAAACAAATACAACTTATAGAAAGGAGAGTCTACGTGGAAAAAATACACTTTACAGTAGACCCTAGATATTTACTAAGGCAAATGATATATCAAATTTATGAGCAAAATATAAACCAATATAAAGAAAATGAAAAATTAGTAGAGCTGAAATACGCTACTTATCAATTTTTATATAATAGTAAATTATTAGAAAATGATGAATACATTGACAAAATATGTGACAATATGACAGATAACGATACTTTAGAGATCGAAAACACAAACGAATTTAGATACAATCTATGGAAATCTTTAATAAATACAGATGAGTATATCGATTTTTTAAATCAAAGACCAATCTTAGAGTCTGGCGTTTTCGACAAACAATATAAACGTGAATATAAAGCTGATTTTGGAGAACACTTTTTGTCTATTCTTTCAGCTTTGCAAGATGCTGGAATTGATGAATCGCAATATGATTATTATATTGATGAAAACCTCTGTATATATGGTAAAAACTATAATAATACGAATAATTTACAAGAATTTGAACCATTAATTGAAGAAAATAAAATAAAACCTATAGATAAAAGAAAAATAGTCAATGATTATCAAAAAGGCTATTGGATCGAAACTATAGAAAGGAACAAATAATGGCAAAATGGGTTACATTTTATTATGATGTTTTAAATAATCAAATAAAAGACTATGAAGAACATAAAAATAGACAAGATGCCGGAGAATGTTATCTCAGTAATTATAGAAAATATTTTGCATTAAATAGACAACTAAAAAAAGATTTTAAGCTTCCGTTTATTTATGGCTACCCAACAAGAAAATATTGTGGAATAACAAAATACAAATTTGATAAAATGTTTCAACTAAAAAAATAAACAAATTTAAAAAAAACTAAAAAGAAAGGAATAAATACTATGTCTAGGATATTTATAACAGGCGATGTTCATAATACAATAGATGTTGGAAAATTCAATAATCGTAACTTCCCTATTCAAAAGGAACTCACAAAAAATGATTATGTGATTATCCTAGGCGATTTTGGTTTTCCATGGCATAATCCAGAAAATAAAGAAGATAAATACTGGCTTGATTGGTTCGATAATAAAAACTTCACAACACTTTTCATAGACGGAAACCACGAAAATTTCAACGCATTGGAAAATTACCCTATAGTTAATTTCAAAGGCGCTAAATGTCATAAACTAAGAAATAACATATATCATATCACAAGAGGTGAAATTATCAACATTAATAACATAAATTTCCTATGTATGGGTGGTGCTGTATCTGTAGATAGGGCATATAGAAAAGAAAATATTTCGTGGTGGAAAGAAGAAGAACCAACTTATCATGAATGGGAAAAAGCTTTTAAAAAACTTGATAAAGCTGACATAATATTGACTCATGACGCACCATTTGATGTATTGAAACAAATAAAAAATATAAAAAAGAACAACGTCAATAGTATGCTTAATAGAATGTTAGAATTTAACACAAATGCCACAAAATGGTATTTTGGTCATCATCACATAAACAATAAAATCACATATAATAATATCGAATTTAATGTCTTGTATAACGATATAATCGAATTGTAAGAAATATAGAAAGGAAAAAAATGATGTCAAACTTATATGAACTAGTCCAAGAAGAAATCAAAAACGGTAATATTCCAGAAAATTATATTCACCCCGATCAATCTGTTAACCTAAATTGTTATCAGTCTGAACGTTTTTCAAAAGAAGAATTAAAAAAAGAACTTCATGAGAATTTAATTGAAAATAATATGGACACATATATAATCAATAATTACGTTCAATATCTTTTAAATTCAAACAAATTTAAAGAATACAAGTCTGAAAATTTTTATGAAGATGATATTTACACTTTAATATATGACAATATTGATTATAAAATTGAAGAACTAATAGAAAAAACTGAACTAAAAGCCTATTTCTTCCCATCTCAGCAAGACAATCTCAATAGCGAAGGCAACCAACTGTTCATGAATATTAACAACATTTTCGAAGATGAAAAATCGGATTACCCTATATCCCCTATCTTAAAAGAACTTTTCGAATCTCAAGGCTATAAGCTAGAGGATTTAAAAAATGAACAACTTGTTGAAAAAAGTGAATTTCTATCAAGCTTTTTAAATGAAATCTCGAACCTAACATCTGAAAGATGTGTTCTAACAATACTTTTAAAAATGCCATTAGACGATTTCTTTGAAATATACAATACTGGCAAACAAATTCACGTAAATAAAGACACATATATTGGTCTTTTTGACCCATGTTGTGGTGGTGGCAGTATGTTTGATATTGTACTAGAAAAACCGTTCAGATTTCAAATAAAAGATGAATACTTCGAAGAATATAACTTTAGCGATCAATTAGTAAATTATGGCTATGACTTAGATTCTGTATACGGATTTAGTTCAGAAGTTTGGTCTGACAACTATAAAATTATTTAAAAAAAGCGTTGATTTTATACCATATTCATGATATAATATATGTATAGGAAATCATCCTATATTCTTCAACGGTTAACAAAGCAAATCTTTGATTTGCGAGTAAAACAATGAAGAAATTTCATATTTTCCTCTGTTAGAAAAACAGAAGAAAAATCCCAAAAAGTGTTTGCAGGATGCACTATAAATATGATATCTAGCTACACATAATTTCAATTGATTTTATTGTGCAAGCGAAAATAAATCACTGTACTAATTTGTCATATTATATGGCATGGCATACTAAATACGCCAAGGCGGTGTCATGTCATATAGTGTGATATAATAAATAAGCTAAAATCCAAAAAGAGATTTAGCATATATACTGGCAGTAAGTCTTATATCCATGTTGTAAGACTAGTCGCATGGGTTAAGCAACCAGTAAATTGGTGCAAACAGCAAAATAAAGTTTTAAAAATATATTTAAAGAATTGTTTTAAACATATATCGCACCAATCCCTTTTAAATTATAAAAATTAAAGACATCATGAAGTTATAAGACCCAATTATTGATACAAACAGCAAATATTAATTATTTACAATTGGCGAAAATTTTAAAGTATCAACTATCTTAAACTTTTGTGATGTCTTTATTTTTATCGCTTTAAATTTCAAAATCTAAAGCGAAAATGAAAATACATAATCGGTACAAACAGCAAATTTACAAAATTTACAATTTTTATTTATCGTATCGACCCTTTATAAAATAATAAAATCAAAGGAGAAAAAAATCATGTTAAAAGAAAACATTAGAAACGAATTGAATCAAACTTATACACAAAATTATGATTTAGCGTATAAATCAACTTTAAATTATAATCTTGATTTCTTCGCATTAGCTTCAAGTTTAAGAAACGGAGAATATAAAGATTATCCAAAATTAAAAGAATTACTTGATAGAGCTTATACTGAAGATAAAATTTTAGCTATTAAAAACATATTTTTCTTACGTGATGTAAGAAATGGTAACAAAGAAAGAGATTTAGGAAGATTTGCCTTAACATATGTAGCAAATAATGACCCTAAAGTTTTTAAGAAAATTATACCATATATTGCAGAAATAGGTCGTTGGGATGATTTAGTGCAAATTCTTTGTGCAACTCAACAAGAAAAAGCAAAAAGAGATATTGCAAAAGTTTTATACAAACAATTACAAAAAGATGTTAAATCAAAAACACCTTCCCTACTTGCAAAATGGTTGCCTACAGTTGATGCTGGTAAAAAAGCAAATGCTCAAGCAAAAATTATCGTAAAACAAATGAACATTGATAAATACGTTTATCATAGAATGGTCAAAGATATTCGTAAGAAATTAAACTTACTAGAAACAAAAATAGTAGAAGAAAATTTTGAAAAAATAGATTATTCTAAAGTAGCAAGTCAAGCAATGCTTAAAAATAAATCACTATTTTTAAACAAAGACTCAGACCACTTTAAAGAATACTTAAAAGATTTAAAAAACAACAAAATAACGGCTAAAACTCAAACAATCACCCCACCTCAACTTGTAAAACAAGCACTAAGACAGCCTATAGAACAAAACTTTAGATTAAACGAATCTTTAACAAAAGAAGAAAAAGATTTTATAAACCTAAATTGGCGTGATTTAAAAAGAGATTACACAGATAAAAATATCATAGTTGTACGTGACGGTTCAGCTTCAATGTGGGGAAACCCAATCATTGCAGCATCAGCACTTGCAATATATTCATCAGAATGTTTAAAAGGTCAATTTAAAGATTCATTTATAACATTCTCAAGTCGCCCTGAATTAGTAGAGTTTCCTAAAAACGCAAAAACCTTAACTGATAAAATACAATTCTTACAATCATTTGATGATTATACTACAACAGATATTGAAAAAGTTTATAACACAATATTAAAAGCATCAATTGGTATTCCTAAAGAAGAACAAATAGATACAATAGTTATTGTGTCAGATATGCAATTTAACTACGTTGAATCATCTGAAAAAGAATCAACTTATGAAAATGCAAAAAGAAAATTTGAAGAACAAAACGTCAAATTCCCTCACATAGTCTTTTGGAATGTTGATTGTAAAACAATAAGCACACCTGCATCCAATAATAATAATGTATCTTTAGTTTCAGGATTCTCAACTGAACTTTTTGAAGAAATCATCAAAAATGATGTAAAATCTCCAGAAGAAAGAATGTTAAACGTATTAAGTCGCTACGACTATCTAAACAAAATATTAAAGAAATGGGCGACACAATAGTGTCGCTTTTATTTTTTAATTTGAAAAGGAGAAAATAATAACTTTTATGGAATTTACAACAAGATTAGCAATTTTAGGCATTTATGCGGGAATAATTATAATAAACGTTGCTTTTATAGCTTACAGAATAAATGAAGTAGCTCAAGAACATAAAAAAGGTCACATATTGATATGTGGAAATATTATGTTGCTACTGCACACAATAATTAGAATGATAAAGCTTTAAAAAGTGATACTAAATTCATTACAACATAATTCAAACAAGAAAAAGAGGTAGGAAATAATGAATAATTTAGAAGCAATTATACAAAGTCAACTCATAGAAAACAAACAAGAAAAACAACAATTAGAACAAATAAAAGATAAAATAAATCAAAACTTAATTAAAATAAAAGATACAATAACAAAACAAAAATTTACAGACGAAAATATAAATGTAAACTACAAAAAACTCATATTTTCAGCAAAAAGAAACATATCTTACAACACATTAAGTGTATTCGAAGTAAAAATACAAGTATATAAATCAAGAATAAGTAAAACTGTTTTAATAACACTAAACGACACAAACGAAGAAATTTATGAAGAAATAACAATAAACGCTACTGAAAATACAATAGCATTTTCAGCGTTAAATAAAACAAAAACAATAAAAGAATTAAAACATATAAACATAATGTTAGAAAAAATATTAGAAGAACAATAAAATCGAGGTGACGTATGAAATTTATTATTTGCAAAACAAGCGAGTCTTATAAACCAGAAATAATGCCCATTGAAGGTTGTAAAAAAGAATATGATGAAAATGGTGATTGGTATTATACAAAAGAAATAAACTCAATTGAAGAATTATTAGAACTTTCAGATATAGCAGGTGAAGTTGTAGTAACAAGAAGCTCCTTTATATACGGTAAACCAAAAATTGAAATATATGATACCTACAGAGAATAATAAGTGACCCCACAAATAATAAGTAAAAAAAGGGCGTTTAAAAAACGCCCGAGATAATAAGCGAAAAATAAAAATAATAAGAAATTTATAGGGAAGATCACCATGAAAGATTTAAGTAATTTAGTAGCATTAAAATTAGATAAAACAAATTTAGAAAAAGATACATTAGCATTAAACGGAAAAAAATATACAGTAATAGTTGAAAAAGATCAAGATTACGTAACATTTCCAGATGATTCAAGAACTTTAGAAACAGTTATTGACTTACAAATCAAAGAAAATGACGAAATAATCTAGGAAAATTGTTCAGCAAGAGGTTATGTATTCTATGAAAATATTAAAAACCGAGAATTAACTCACCAATTATTAGAAATGATGTTATAAAAAGAGGTTTAAAATGTTATACAAAAATCAACTATTTAATATTGAAAATTACGCAATATTAATGCAATATTTAGCAATCGGTGAAAGCATTATTATAAATAATGGACTCGCAAATATAAAAATATATATGAAAAACGCCTATGATATAAAAGCACAAAATCTAAACTTTCCCCAATTCCCACCATATAATTACAATGAAGAAATGACTTTAGAAAATGTGCTATCAGGTATTATCCCACAACTTCAAAAACAAGAACCAAAAGAATTTAAACAATTCAAAAACAGGTGGGAAGAAATAAAAACAATAACAATGAATACAGTAGCTATAAATAAAATGAAAAATATTTAGGATGGTTTATACACCATCCTAAATATTTAATATGATTTAGTAGCTTAACGGTAAAGCACTTGCAATCGAGAAGTTTTGGGTTCAAGTCCCAAGAGGATAAAAACTTTAGCTTAATTGGTAAAGCACTCGTGGTCAAGAAGTTTCAGGTTCGAATCCTGACTAAATTAAAGATTAAAAAAGTCACAAGTATAAAACTTGTGACTTTTTTTTTAATTAATTTTTTTCTAAAACAAACCTTGCAATTGTTACACTTTTTCCCAAAGCATCGTTACAAGTGTAAAGAGAAAGAGGATACTTGTCCCATGCACTATCGCCGTTAGAATCTATTAATCTTGTGACTAAATTTAAACCATTTCTGTCAACTTCTTTACATCTATAAGTATGCTTACCATCTTTATCATCAATATATGCAACATCACCAATACTAAGTCTTTTTAAATTTCTAAAAGCTTGATTATTATGATCGCCAATTACAGTACCATTACCAAACCATTTTTCCATAACCGCTGCTGAATCTTCAGCATCAACTACTCCTTGAGAACGTTCAACGCCACTCGTTGTTGGTGGACAATCATAAAGTGCAACTGATGCATTAATACTAGGCAAATACAACCTACCACGGTCGCCGTATTTTCCAATTGTAACTTTAGGTTTTATTACTTGTTTTATTTCGATTTCATTTTTGTTTTTAGTTACTATTAATTCTGTTTCATCTTTTAATTTAGGTGTTGTATGGTTTACATTTCTTTCACCAAATCTTCCACCAAATCCACCTACAATATAAGCTTCAGAATTATTAGAAGTAACATTTCTTGAAAGCTTAATAGGACACTTTTTGATAAGAGAAACATTACAAGCACTTAAACTATCTGCAAAGTTTTCACCACTTGCTAAAACACAACGTTCGGGATTTTCAAAAGTATATTTGAAGGTATCAAAAACTTTCGAATTTGTATCATATCTATCACGACCTTTTAAATATATGTAATTTTTATTTTCAAATTTATTACATTTAGCTTTTCCTCCAACCACTATAATATTTTTTATACTACTCTGAGACGCATAATTTCTAAGGTTACTATTAAGACCATTTTTGCTCGTTAAAACTAAAGGATAATTTGTAACTCTTACTAGTGAAATTGCAGACAAACTATCTGGAAAACCTTCGCTACTTGCTACGATTATTCCTTCGGGATTTTGTATGTTTTGAACCGTCTTGAAATTCGTTTCGTAACGATCCCTTCCAACAAAAGTTTCACCACCGTCAGCACTCAATTTTGTTGGAGATATTAAAGCCGAAGCAAGCAAAACTGCTGTGAAAAGTTTCATTAACTTTTTGCTTTTTTCAGTTTTTAAAAATAAATTCTGTATCATATTTCTATAATTCCTTTCGTTTATTTCAGTTTTTTTCAAATGAAGGCATACCATATTTTTAAGGAATTTGCAAAATTTTTTACAAAGATTTTTTTTATTTTCTTCATATCAATCATCGTATCAAATTCAAGACAAAATTTGGTCAATATTTGATATATTATTTGGTCAAAAAAAATAATATTAAAAAATGCTTACTACATAACCTACCATTTTTATCATAAAAAGTAGTCAAAATATTGACTATTTTTTGGTAGTCTTTTCGGTCAAAAAAATATAATTATTAATATACTACCAGAATTGATACAAGATATGGTATGAAATTTAGTTAAAATTTTGTATCAAAAATGGTTACTATATTGCTTACCGTTTTTGGTATTAAAACTGGTTAAAAATTGATAACAAAAACGGCGATAAAATCTACACGCTACCGTTTTTGGTTTTCTTTTTGGTAGTTTATTTGGTTAAAAAATGGTCGTTATATAATCTACCGAAATTGGTATTAAAAACGGTCAAAAAAATATAGCCTATTTGGTTGCAAAATAGTTTCATTTATAACGCAACCAAATACGGTCAAAATTCTATACACTTTCTGGTCGAAAAATGGTAGTGAAACTATACCCTACCATTTTTGGTATAAAAAGTGGTCGAAATAATAACCACTTTTTAGTATGTTATAAGGTACTAACCAAAATTGATACAAAATACAGTTAAAATATGGTCGAAATATTAGTTATTTTTTGGTCGATATCTAAAACTTGACCGAATACGGTCAAAATATAGTATAAAAAATGGTTAAAATTTTATATCAAAAATGGTCGTTTTGATACTTTTCGTAACGCTCGAAAAGTCTCAAATCTTATTTTTTTCAAGTAACTTTTTTGACAAAAATCGTCAAAAAAATATAGAAAACTTAGTAAACAAGATTGGTACCAAAATACTTGCGAAGTCCTAAAAAAATCCACTTTAAAAACGGGCTATTTCCTATACTTTTCAAAAAATACTTAGAAACCTCGGCATCACTAAGCTCAAAATTTCTATCACGCCGAGATATAACACCAAGTTTTATTGTTGCTTTAAGGCAACCTTTAAATTATATGTTTTAAGTTTAACTTAAACACGCTTGCACGCAAACATTATAATAAATATAAAACCTATAACTAGGGTTAAGATTAGGCTATTTATCACACCTTAACCCTAATAATATAAATACAAAATATCTTGTCTACGGGCCGTCTTACACCGACCCTGAGACACCCCTTTTCGCATCTATATAAAATAGATAAAAACACATATAGAAACTCAAAAATATTTGAAGTATCTAAAAGTGTCTGAAAGTGTCGAAAAGGGATAAAAGGGCATAAGAAAAGCTGGTGTTACGTATAGCCAAAAGGCTATCCGAACAGTCGGCATAGCCGACGGCTTTCTTACCGTTTCGCTAATAAGCTCCACTTACCCTTCTTTATCGCTAACGCTCTAAAACATAAATCACAATAATTAGATTGTGATGTGATAATTTTTTAGAAAAAAATTCTGTGATATAAAAAAACAAGCGTGACGCTTGTCGAGATATTTTTCTGAAAAAATAACAGGAGGTATACTATGGCGAAATGGGTTACGTTTTATTATTCCATTTTAGATGGTCTAAAAGATATTGTCGTTCATCCAAACAGAGAAGACGCTGAAAAATATTTTTTAGAAAACTACAAAAAATATTTCAATTTAAAAACGCCACTTAAAAATTTCAAATTGCCCTACAAATATGGCTTCGGTCACAGAGCATATTATGGCATTAGTAAAAATAAATTTGAAAAGCAATTTTTTAAACTAGAAAAGGAGAAAAAAAATTATGATTAAGATGTCATTTTATGATGGAACACTTAAAAGAGATGAACTCAAAAATTTCATTAACAAAACTGAGAAAGATATTTTATATACTTATGGCTTCAGTTATAAAAACCCAATAACTTGTAGAGAGAAAATCACTAAAGAAAAAGCTTTAGAGATTATAAGCAATGAAGTCTTATTAGATGCTGATGAGGGCGAAAATTTCATTCATCTAAATGCGTACTCATCAAACGATATGTACTAAAAAAAAGGAAATAACCAATGAGAACTTACACTAAACCTACAAGTCTTGAAAATACAGAGGGTCTACTTACATTTGCAGGAAAACACAACTGCCCTATTTTCACAAAAGAAGGAACGTTGAATGATTTTCACATTATTTACAGCAAGAATACAATCAAAATAAACAGTATTCGCCCAAGAAAATACATTATTTTGTATTACAAGTTTCAAAATGCTTGGAGCAACACTTTGTGGCAAACACATACAGATGATCTTAGACTTGTAATACAATTTGCCAGACAATACGGCTATGAAAACATAAAAGAATTAAAAAAGGAGTTGTGCGATGTTAAACGATAACCAAGAAGAAATTTATGACATTATAATGAATGACGAATATTGCTACGCAAAATATCAAAACGGAAACTTAACAGGTGCTATTAGAAACGCAATCAGTCTTTCAAAAATATATGGAAATCCTATTGAACTAAAGGTAAAAGAAACTAAAGAACTTAAAAAATATTTGAAAAACGAATTAGAAAGTGAGGGATAACTATGCCAAATTGGGCTTACCAAGAAATACATTGTAAAAACAAAGAAGATTTAGAAAAGATAAGAAACGCATTTTCAAAAGATCCATCAAATAATTATGCAGACATTGATTTCAACAAGATCATTCCTATGCCAAAATCAATTAAACTAACAAGTTCACCATCAGACTTTAAAGCCGCAGCCTTTTTCCTAATGCCAAATGAAGTTTTGCCGTTAGAAGAAATCAAGCTTAAAATTGATGAATTTGCTAAAACCTTAAAAAATCCAATTCATAAAACATTAAACAATATGACAATTAAAGACTTAGTAGATATAAAAGCAAACAAAAGACATAAAGAAATAATACTAAGCAAAATTAATGAACCAGATCATGAAATAATCGAAAATCAATTCCGTAACTATTGTAAAGAATTTAACCTTGAACCTACTATTGAAAACTATGGTAAACAAATGCTTTACAATTACATGATGTATGGTACGTGTGATTGGCATGATTGGTCAAATATCAATTGGGACACCAAATGGAACGCTTCTGACACCATATGGTCTGAACAATCAGTATATTTTAGAACTGCATGGAACGCATCTCAGACCATACCAATGGAAATCTCAAAACAACTTAATACTCCACTTTTCGTTGAGTGGGCAGAAGAACAATACACAGAATATGGTGGAATTTTTGAAATAAACAATGGAGAAATCATAGACATTGAAGACTATGATGGCGGCTCAAAAGAAATGTTCATTGTCGCAGCAAGACTTGACGATCCCGATCAACAATCTATGAGATATGATGAAGATAATCAAAAATTTGTATTCGAATGGGATTTAGATGATATAAACTCTGATTCCCCTTATAAATCAATCGAAGATATACCAGAAATTGATTTAACACTTGAAAAATTAGAAGAATTTAAAAATAACTAAAAGATGAACCGTCGGTAACACCGACGGTTTTATTAACGCTAACGCTTAAAACCTAGTCGCAATAAATTGCGACGAGATAGCTAGTGAAAAAAATAAAAAGGAGTAGCTATGCATAACACTACAACCAAATCAATAACGACTGTATATCCAGAAGTCAAAAACCTATCTCATCAAGATAAATATGATTTTCTAATTGACAAAATAGGCTTTGAACTTTTAAAAACATTTATTAAAGTAGATGATGAAAAATTAAAAAAAGCCCATAAAAAAGACAAAACATTTAATTCTATAAAGTTGAAAAGATGGAATGAATGGACTAAATTTGGATTGAGAAATCTCATAGAAAACAAAACAGAAATAAACTACATTTCGCAAAGTGAATGCGTATGCTTATTAAAAGCTGTAGCAAGAAGAATTGTTAAAAACGAGGCGTAATCATAATGAAATTGGAAAAAGAAAACATAGAAGAATTAAACTTCATAAGAGACCAAATGGAAACATTCGAAAACATATTATCAACAAATTATAATAAGCTTTGGAATTACTTAATAAACAATTATAACGGACACCCGTTATTAAATTTAGACGAATTTCTCGAAGAAATAGAAACAAAGGAAAATATTTCTAAAGAAATATTGAGAATTTAGATGAAATTTGGTATATAATAATATTAACCTAGAATAATAGAAAAGGAGAAATAAAAAGTATGAACAAGAAAATTTTGAAATCAGTTTTAGCTTTAACATTAACTGCGTCTATGTTATCACCTTTAAATGTTTTAGCTGATAAAGAACACAGAATCGCAGGTCAATCAAGATTTGACACAGCTATTGAATTAGCTAAGTTAACAAAAAGTGATACAGCAGTGGTAATGAATTATCAAAAATTCCCAGACGCTATCACAGCAACAAAAGTAGCAAATGCTAATAGCCCAATCTACTTTACAGCAAAAGACAGAATGGATAGTAAAACTTTATATACTATTCTAAACAACCATAAGAAAGTTGTAATAGTTGGTGGTAAAAACGCAGTAAGCAAAACTGTTGAAAATCAATTATTAGGTCTTAACGTTGAAAGAGTTGAAGGAAACGATAGATACGAAACAAACGCAAAGGGTTTAACTAATACTGAAAAGTTAATCATCGTTAGTGGTGAACAATTTGCAGATGCTTTAGTAACATCTTCAATATCTAAGAAACTTTGCTCTGATGTAGCATTGACTCAAAAAGACAACGTGCCTAACGGTTTGAAAAACTACTTAAAGAACAACAAGAACTTAAAGGAAATCTTTATCGTAGGTGGTAAAGCTTCAGTTAGCCCAAAAGTTGAAAAAGAACTTAAAGCTTACACTAAAGCAAACATCAACAGAATCAGTGGTTATGATAGATATGAAACATCTGAAAAATTAGCTGACATAATCAAAAACTCTAAGTACACTATTGTAAATGGTGAACAATTTGCAGATAACTTATTAGCTTCTCCATTCTCTCAAAGAGAAAACAGAAGTATTATCTTGACAAAAAGAGCAAAACATTCAAAATATGTTATGAACGTATTTGAAAACAAAGATTATGTTGTAGTAGGTGGAAAAACTCAAGTAGAAATTCCAACGTTTGCTAAACCATCTGAAACAACTAAACCAGAAGAAAAACCAGTTGATCCTAAACCAGAAGACAAACCTGCTGATAAACCAGAAGACAAACCTGCTGATAAACCAGAAGACAAACCTGCTGATAAACCAGTTGAAGATAAACTTTTAGACGTTGATAGTCCAGAATTATCAGCAAAAGAAAAAGAGTTAATCAAACTTGTAAATGATTACAGAGAACAACACGGTAAGAAAAGACTAAAAGTTAGTAAATCATTAATGAAAGTCGCAAGAACTCATATCAACGACTTGAATATGAACTTCGATATGGATAATCCTCCAGTTGACGCTAGAGGAATAAAAGGAAACATACACTCTTGGTCTGATAAAGGTAACTGGACTCCAGTAGTTTATACAGATGATCATGAATATAGTAAATTAATGCACATCAAACCTAAAGAAATTACTGGATATAATCAATCAGGTTATGAAGTGGCTGTAAACGGGTTCATGATTACACCTCAAAGGGCATTAAAATCATGGCAAAACTCTTCAGGACATAACGATGTAATTTTGTCTCAAAATAAATGGACTGACCCTACACCAGAACAAATTAAACATGGATTCTCAGGATTATCTAATATGGGTGTGGCCATCAATGGCGACTATGCTTGTATTTGGTTCTCACGTGACGTTAGTGGAAGAATGGATCCTATGGGATACTATGAATTTAACTAAAAAAATAATAAAAGAGTAGACAATTTATGTCTACTCTTTTATTTTATCTTAAAGTTTCTAAAATACTTAAATCATTAAAAAATTCCATTTGGTTATATTTACTTTTAAGCGAGTATAAACTCAAACTCACAAATACAAGACTTGATGTTACAACCGTCACATTATTTATTGGAATAGGCATTAAATTTGGTAATAAAACACTACAAGCGTTATAGCAAATATGAGAAATCATACTCACTTTTAAATTTTTGTACTTATCAAACAAATACGCATTAAATAAAGCAAAGATGAAAGTCGGACAAAGATGAGTTAAAGTTCCATGGAACAGAGTAAAAAGGATCGCTTGTATTGCTCTTGAGAAGCTCACAGGAAGAGTTTTCTTTAACGTTGAATAAATTATACCTCGAAAGAATATTTCCTCTGCTAATGGGGCTGTAAAAAGCGTTATAATTAAAATTAACGTAAAATTATTGCTCATCATATTCTGCAACTGTGTAAAGTTTGTATCCCCTACGGTGATATTTAAAAACATCCCTAAAATTTGGCCGCTAAAAAAAGTCAAAAAGAAATAGAATATATCAATAACATCTATTTTTCCAATTTTAACTAAAAGTTTTTTGTTACAACATACATAAAAACTTATAGCCACAAAATGTAACCATAAAATTAAGCCAAACTCTCCAAAGCCCATTATAGACCAAAATAAGGTTATAACACTTGAAAATATCAAATAAACTTTAAACCTATTATCTAACTTGAATTTATTATCTAACATAAGACTTTACCGTTAAATTGAACTCGTTCATTACCCATAAACTCACTTATTTGTAAACTTCCCTCAACATCAAAAACTTCACGCTTAATTAAATCTTCAAGTAAATCTGCTTGATTAAACAATAAAACTTCAACACCCTTTGGTAGAATCAATTTTAAATGCTGCGATTCACTACCCATAACTTGATAGCTTACATATTTCATATCAACATGCAAAAGACCAACTGGCTTAGTAAAACCTTGACCGAAAGGCTCATACACTTTGAGTTCTTTACAGAAATCATAATATAAACTAGCTGGAGTAAATAAACCATCTTCGCTTACAGTAAAAATTTCATAATCGTAAATATCAGAATTATCTTGAGGACTGCCTTCGGATTCTTTAATAATTTCTTTTACTTTTAAATCAACAGCCTCATTTAATCTTTCAACCTCATCTATACTTTCAAAAGAACAACCGAAAGCGCATTCATGACCTAATATTGTAAAATCTTGTAAATTTGTGATAGATGAAAACCAATAAGGGCTTCTACCAGAACCAGATAAACTACTATAATTCAAAACAAAAGTAGGTAGACCTGTAGTACTCATAACGGAGTTTGCGAGTAAACCTAAAAGTCCAGGTTGAGCATCTGTGAAATAAACATAAATAGAACTATTATCAAGAGGTGTCAATTCAGAAAGATATTTTTTAACCAAATCTTTACGTTCTTCGTTTAAATCATGAAGTTTAGTTATAAACTTATCAGGATCCTTGGCTAAAAATAAACCAAAAGCAAACTTCATATCTTCTGCCAATCTTTTCACAGAGTTAAAAGTCGGCGCCAGATAAAAAGCGTAAAAATCTTCGTTGACTTCATCGCCTATTTTTTTATATTCGTCTCTGTAACGTCTTAAAAGAGTTTTATAATTCTTAAAAGCCCTATCTAAAGGCCTTCTACTATTTTCTAAATAAATTTCTACGTCACTATTAAGTAAAATATTTGAAATAATCAAAGAGTCTTTTAATATAACACGATTTTCATAAAGAATAGGCATCATATCAGAAACTGTACTAATACCTGCAAACACTCTTAATCTATCAATACGTTGTGATACAAAAGTATCGCATTTATATTTTTCAACATAATGCATTAAAACTTTCCAAATAACAACTGCCCCACAAATTTCAGGATGTTCATATGTACTTCCAAACTTGTTGGGGTTAACTATTACTTCAGCCTCAGGAAAAGTTGTACTCGACATATGGTGATCTGTTATATAAACATCAATGTTTTTTGACTTAGCGTAAGTTACGCCGTCAAAACATTGAATACCATTATCGCAAGTAATAATATGTTTTACATTTGGAAATCTCGAAATAATTAAATCAATAACCTCTTTGTTAAAACCATAACCCAAACTTACATCAGGTACATAAATGTCTACGTTAAAACCTAAATCAGCTAAACCAGTATAAGCTATAACGCCACTCATAATACCATCCATATCGTAATCAGGTAAAACTATTATTTGTTCTTTACTCAATTTTATATCATGTAGAGCTTCGCAAAGTTCATCTATATCATCTAATTTTTGTTCTTTAAACGTATTTATACTAGTTAAAAACTCTTTAGTATATCCCCTACGTTCAAAAACTTGAGCTAATAATTCGTTAATAAGAATCCCGCCTTTCTTATAAAAATATCTTATTCTTAATAATATTATACCTTAATTTCAAGCAGAAATCAAGCTTTTTTTAATTATTTTTAATTTTTCTTAACGCTCTCAGAGGCTTTTTAAGACGGTCTTATACCTTCAGGTATATAATCAGTCAAATAATATATAAAAATGAGTTTAAAGGGTATCTGAGAGCCATACAATTGATATTAAATGAGGGTAGTGGTTACAAAGTAACCACGAGATTGCTAGTGATAATATCAATAAGTAAGGTCGAATAGTCGAATACTATGCTAAAAGAAATAAGGACAAGATGATGTAATTTTGCAAAATTACATTTTGCTTGTCTTTTTTTTTATATTTGACTATGAGCGTATTAATACTTTGATACAATGCTGTAATCTCACCAAGAAAAAAGATAGAATAATAACAAGGTATTTTCTTAAATTTTTTTTAAATATTTCTTTATGATTTTTTTTTATAAAATTATATACATAGTAAAATTTATATGTAACGTAGTAACACACATTACGTGAAACTCTTTATAGGGAGGTTACGCACACGCGCGCACGAAAAAGTTTTTTCATTGTAAAAAATAAAAAATAGAATTTTAGCAACCTATAAAGATTTTTGAAAATTTAGTGTTACCGTGTTACTTTTCCTTGTGAACGTTGTAATTTAGCCGTTTTATCGGTAACACTTTTGGTGTTACTTGTGTTACTCGTCTATTTTTGACATGCTTTTGAATACCGTTAAACATTGAAAAATACATATTAAGTATGTTTTTCAGGAAAATAGCAAAAGTGTTACCACTTGTGTTACTCTTGAAATTGTGATAACGCTTACATTTTATTTAAAATTAAAAAATCGTTAAAATAATATTTTAAATTTATTTTATTTTAAATCTTATCGTTAAATATTTCATTAAATATTTTAAGTTATGATTAAAATGATGAATTTTAATACTGACGTAAATTAACGAAAAATTTTATTATAACTACCCCACTTCGTAGCACAACATTTCAATATACTTTATTACATTAAACCACAATCGTTTTCCAGCTTCTAAAGAGTAACACTTTAGTGTTACTCAAGAATGTAGGCTTTCTGCGGTCTGTAGCGGTCGGTAACACGAAAGTAACACTTTTGAATTTAAAAGTGTTACTCATTATTATGCATAATTTTGTATAAACGAAGTACTTTATGCATACCCCTGTTCACTTGCAATTAAAAATTATAGCTTTTAGATAAAAAAAGGTTGCATTTTTTAAAAAAATATAGTAAACTTAAAGTATAAAAAATGATAAGAAAAGTAATATCGTAATGATTATCATTATCGTTAATTAATAAAATTAAAAGAAAGGAACTTTCAATGTTAAATAATGAAAAAGAAAAACTAGAAACCCTTCTAGCCTACTGCACTATGAACACACTTATAACAAACTACAAATATAATGATGATAACTTCAAAGAAGAACAAAAAAATCAATATAGTGAGGCTATAGGGTTCATACTTAATGATGATGAAGAATTTAAAAAGTGCATGACGCTTTCTACAAAGCAAAGACAAGAATTTTTGCTTGAACACTCAAATGTAAAAAATAACGACAAAATAGTATCAGAACTATTTAAAAGTTGTTTTACATACGTTGAAATGAGAATAATGCTTGGTATATCCTATACTGCAATTTTTAAACGAACATCCCCTATTAAAGTAAAAGAAGTCGCTAAAATGCTTAACTGCAACAGTCTTGACTTCTATGAAATATACTTAAAGACTTTAATCCTTGTAAAAAGTATTAAACGCTTTAAGGAGTCTGATATAAAATATGACGACTTAAAAGAAAAGATGAAAAACAATATGAAAAATGAATTAATCGAAAATACAGTACCATCTTGCTCTATAACTAATACATTATTCTTACTTTAAGGGAGATGATTATAGATGACCGATACTAAAAACCAACTTTTAATACAGGTCACTAAAGATTATATAGAAGAACTTAGAAAAAATAATCTTAAACCTAGTATTAAAGAAATGGAATCATCAATCATCTCAAGGCAAACGCAACTAATCATTAAACGTAATACCTATGAATCAGACGATGGTAAAAAACATAAACGTCAAGATGCATGGACTATACCAGAATACTTAAACCCCTATCAAATAGCTACTATCTTAAACTATAGATATGTTATTGTGAAAATTATAGATGAATCATCTATGGGTGATGAAGACGCTGGTATATTAGCTATATACAACGAAGATGGTATCAATGAAGGTATTTACACCACTTATACAACAACACTAAGAGCTGTAGTACAAAAACTTAACTGTACTATATCAGACAGAGGCTTTAAAGAAGTATTAAACATATTAAAAGCCTTAGTAGAAACTAAAACAATCTGCCATGAAAAAAATCTCATTTGTGTTGGTAACGGTATAATCGACTACGAAACTAAAAAGCTACTACCCTATACATCAGAAAAGATATTTGTATCTAAAATAAAAGTTCACTATAAAGATAACCCTACAAACCCTATAATAACTAACCCAGACAATACTACATGGGATGTTGAAACGTGGTTTGAGTCTTTATCTGATGATAAAGAAGTAATAGAACTTTTATGGAAAATAGTAGGAGCTATGATAAGACCAAACGTAGATTGGAACAAATCAGCTTGGTTTTATTCAACTGTAGGTAATAACGGAAAAGGTACATTATGTACACTATTACGTAACCTTTGTGGTAACAACTCATATGTATCAATACCTTTAAATAGATTTTCAACAGATGCTCTATTAGTACCACTACTTCATGCGACAGCTATAATAACAGATGAAAACGACGTAGGAACATTCATAGATCAAGCAGCAAACCTTAAAGCTATAATAACGGGAGACCCTATAAGTGTAAACCCTAAGTATAACCCAGCGTTTACTTTTAGATTTAACGGCTTTATGGTTCAATGTGTAAATGAATTTCCTAGAATTAAAGACGCTTCTTCATCAATGCTTAGACGTTTATTAATTATACCTTTTGAGAAAAATTTTAACGGTAAAGAAAGAACCTATATAAAATCAGATTATCTAAATCGTGATGAAGTATTAGAATACGTGTTATATAAAGTTGTGAATTTACCGAGCTACTACTCTTTAGAAGATACAACAACAACTAAGAGTGTTTTAAAATCTTATACTCAATATAATGATAGCGTTGCTCAATTTTGGCATGAATTTAAAGACGATTTCACTTGGGATCTACTACCCTTTACTTTTCTTTATGATTTATATAAAGCATGGTTTAAAGATACAACGCCTCAAGGAAAAGTACTAAGTAAACTTAAATTCATAGAACAATTACTACAAGCTCTTGAAAAAGATGATGATACGCTTTTTATTTGTGAAGATAAATCAAAACAAATAAAAACATCCAATAAAATGGATAAACCAGAAACACTTATATATCAATATAAATTAACTAACTGGCTAAACCCAAACGTTAAAACAAATGATATAATCAAACTTTCAACTTTAGCTAATAAATCAAACTCTTATAGAGGTTTAGTTAAAGATGAAAACTTAAAAATATTAGCGAAAATAGAAAATGATAACGAAAAAACAACATAGAAAGGACAACAATGAGAACAGAATTTTATGATATTGAGTCTTTAAGTAATGTATTTACCTTATCGAATTACAAAAAAGAAGATAACATACTAGATATTTTCTATATGATTGATACGGAAACACTAGAAAAAGACTTTGAAAATACAGATTTCAATGTAATAGATGAAAAAATCAAAACAAAAAACCCAAGACTTCCAAAATCCTGCAAAATTAATCTACACAATCTAAAAACAACTAAGGCAAAAGAATACATCTTAGAAACTTTTGGCTTTTCTATATCTGATAACGTAAATAATAAAGACACTATGGAAAAAGACTTTTTAAAAGGCAAATTTAGACCAATTTGTGACACTGATAAGGAGTTTGATGAGGAAAAAATCCCTTATCTTTTCGGTTACAACTCTTTTAACTATGATGATACAATGCTTGCTCAATACTTTGATCAAATAACACTAAATAAAAGAGACGGCATTGACGCTTTAACAAATTTCAATGCCTACACTGACGTATCAGCAAAAGAAATGAGAGATTTCAACGATAGCCTCTTTACAGAAGAATTTATAAGTTATATGCCTAGAAGATTAAGTTATGATAAAAATATTAACTCAAAAGAAAAAACTTATAGTTTTACAAGAGACGATCGCTATCAAATACACCAAAACTTTTCAAGATCAGGTAGACACATAGATGTTGCGAGACTTAATGAAAAACAAGCAAGAGTGCCACTTAAAAAACTTTTAGGGCTTCTCGGTTATCAAATACTTGAATCAGACAAGCTAGAAAATGATACAACGATAAACAATAATAAAGAATTTTTGGATTTAATAGCTTATAACGTAAGTGATGTTGTGGGCTTAGCTTGGCTTTTTAATAATGATATATACACTAATAACTTTTTATTGAAAAGACAACTACTAAAAGACTATCCAGAATGTATCTACGAACAAGATGGTAACACTTATAAACCAGATATTAATCCTAAAAAAATAAGAAGAAGAAGGTTAACGATAGATTCTCCATCAGCCCAAATAGCTATTAAAATATTGTGTCCGTATGGTAGACTTGACGATATTGAATATGTTGATCTAACTTATCCTTCAAAAGAACAAGCTAAAGCTTTAGGGGTTGAAAGGTTTAACGTACTAGAAAAAGTACACGATTTTATCAAAGAAAACTTTAAAGAACAACCTCATGTAATCAAAAACTTTGAACCAGTCTATAAATTCTATAAGAGTGTAGAAGGTAAAAACTTCAACGATAAACAATCTTATAAAGATAAATATATAGGCGATGATTGTAACGATGATAAACCTCAATTTGAACAACTACCAGATAAAGTAAACTACTTTTATCCATATTACAAAAAAGACGGCACTCCTACAAGTTGCTTTGTAAACTTCAGCTTAGGTGGTATCCACGGTCAAGAATGTAATATTAATCTATTTTTAAAAGACTATGCAGATTATAAGCTTAAACAAGATGTAATAGATTATTGTAAAGAAACAGAAACCGATCCTCTTAATATAAGAAAACTTAAAACTATAACCATACTAGATAAAAACTACGAATATAAAGACTTACTAAAATCAGGCATAACTATAAAAGCTATGGAAAAAATGACTAAAGAAGAAAGAATTAAAAAATGTTACAAAACTTTCAAAAAACCAACCCTTTTCAGAAAAGAAAACGGAATATATAAACTACGTGATGAATACAAGTTTACATCATACGGAGTAATGAATCACGAAGACTTTAAATCATATTATCCTCTATTATTGGTAAGACTTGGGGCTTTAGTCAATAAAAACTTTGAAGATGATAGATACTACAACATATATCTTCAAAAACAAACTCTAGGACAAAAACAAAAAGATCCTAAAATATCAGAACAAGAAAGAAAGAAATATAAAATACAACGTTCAGGTGTAAAATTAATACTAAACGCAACATCAGGTATAATGAACGCTAAAACAGACAACGACATACTAAAAGCCAACACTATAATATCAATGCGAATTATAGGGTAATGTTGCCCTCATTATATAGTGATATGTAATGCACTCCGAGTTAATTGCTTTGAAACCGTAAAGCTCTATTTACCTAAACAGTAGTTGGAAACGACAAGCTGAATGGTTAGGGAAACCTAGAAATAAATAATAGAGATGATCTATGCTGAAATAAAAAACTATAAATTATTTACATCTTATGTAAATAGTGAACAGTAAATAGTTTATAGTGCTAAGGATACGTTATATTTAAAGATAAGAATAAAAATATAACTATTTTAATCGGCGTTTAGCAGGGAAAGACCTAACAATATTTATATTTAAGGTACACCTTCAACGACTATCTCCTTGTGGGAGAGTAGAATACAAGTTAATGGTATTCGAAAAATTCAGCATCTATTATACACAAAATAGATGAACAAATAGTCTAAACTTTATAGAAATATAAAGCAGATGTATGCCAAAACATCGGTATGATTCTTACGAAATCATATGAATAAAAAATAAGAAATAATATGAATATAAGGATAAAAAAATGAAAAAGATTGATATCTATAAAAAAAATTGCACCCAATTATACCAATCATGAATTAGCTGCTATTTTAGATGTAAGTGAAAGGACTATCAGAAGATATACTCTTAAAACTCAAATCAAATTTAAAACAAATAAATTTCGAAAAACATCTCCAAATAAACAAATTCAACAATTCAATGAGCATTATAAAAATAAACTTTATGCCAAATTTTTATACAAAAATAAAGACGGGCTTGTTATTGGTCAAATTCGATGCTTAAAATGTAATACAATTTGGAACGCAGCAATTCTACCCAAATTGAGATATAACACAGGATGTATTAAATGCAATAAAGGAAACTTCGGTAATAAGTATTCAAAACAAGAAGTAGAAAATAAACTTAATCAATTGCACAAAAATCAATGGAAATTGATTAAATATGGTGAATATTCTAAAAAAAATAATATTATCGAATGTCAATTTTGTAAAAAACAAACCACAGTTAATTTATCAGATATGATAAACACAACTTACATGCGATGTAATTATTGTCAAACGGGTTCATTTGGCGAATATATTATTAAGAATATTTTAAATTATAATAACATCCCTTTTGAAGAACAATTTATTATTCCTATTCAAAATAAAAAATTAAGAATAGATTTTTTCATATATCCTAATATCGCAATAGAATATCAAGGAAAACAACATAATAATAAAGGTGCATATTATAACGAACAAATTAATAAAAATATGAAAATAAAAAAGAATTATTGTGTTAAAAACAATATTCAATTTTATGAAATTTGGGATGAATTTAACACACAAAATATCTTAGAAAATTTGAAAAAGATATTACAAATCCCATTAAAATTTCCAGATAATGAATATATGACAAATCGAAATCCTAATATGAAAACTGTTTTACAATATATGCGAACACATAGTGCAAGACAAACAGAAAGACATTTTAAAATACCTAAAACAAAAATCCAAAAATACGTCAAATTAACAGGCTACGAATCAATTTCAGATTGGCAATCTGAAAATAAAATAAAATAACATATTATTTCTTATTTATTGCAACTATTTTCATTTTTAATAGGCCAAGCTCAAACCTTAGAAGGTGCTATAGTACCATCAACGAATACAGATGGTCTTTACACTATTTTCGATGAAAAGAAAAACAATGAAATACTAAAAAGTAAACAAGAAGAAATCTTAGTGGATATAGATCCAGAAAGACTTAACCTTATATCAAAAGATGCTAATAATCGTATTGAACGTGACCCTAAAACAGATAAAGTCTTATCAACAGCAGGTTCTCTAGGTTGTTATTTCGGATCAACGCCTCTATACAACCCTACAAAGCCCCCTATTGTTGATTACATCCTTGGTGAATACATTTCACTAAGTCTTAACGAAAAGCAAGCTAAAAACTTTAAATGTGGACTTAACGATAAATTCAATAGAAAAATAGCAAAAGATATTTTAAGAGGTTCTAATAAAAAGTTTAAAGATTTCGAATTACTAAGAATGTTCCAACATATAGTATCATCATCAAGATCTTCAGATAGATACACTGTATCTCAAAATAAAATAACAAAAGACTATACCCCATTGCAACTACACAATAGAGTATTCTTTGTGAAAGATGATACTGAGAATTCTGTTTATATAACATCAGTATACGCCTCAACAGCAACACCTAAAATGATAGAAAAAGGGTTCCAACAAGACCTTCAAGCGATTTCCATAATAAGTAACTACGTAGACGTAGGAGACATTGATTTAAGTAGTAAGAAAATCAAATTCCAAAAAATATCAAACGTTGAAGAAGACACATCAGTATTAATCGAAAACAGAGACTTAGAATTTTTATCAATAGAAGATCAAAAGAAAATAAGCGATAACCTAGACTTAGAAAAATATATAGATCTAGCAGAGGCTAAATTCTATAAAGAATGGTATAACAATCAAACAACTCAATCAGAAAACATCATTCCTCAAGAATTAAAACAACCAGTAATAGAAGAATTTTTAAATATGGCAAAAGACGTTACTCTATAGTAGCGTCTTTACTCTATTTAGCACGAAAATAAACAAAGGAGAAAAATTTATGTTAACAATTAAAGATCTATTAAACGCCGACATTACAATTCAAGAAAAAACTACAAACGCCATTGTTTTTTCAGAAATAAACAATTTGGAAAACTTAAAACCAGAAGATTTCCAAAAAGGAAACTATGAAACCTGTGAACCCGAAATAATGTAGGATTTAACAGATTCATATCTTTGGCTAGAATATAACGGTTGGGGTAAAACAATATTCCCCTATGAGTTCCCAAAACTTTTAGAAGAATACGAAACTGTTGAAGAAATAATCAATTTTATAAAGAGGTAATCAACCAATGAAATTAAAAAATTTAGAGCTTGTGGTAAGAAACACTAGCATACAATACGATGGTAGAGAAAAACTAATAGATAATTTCCTAGAAAAATCAACGAAAAAAACGCATAATTCTCCAGATTCATTCGAAGAATTACTATTCAAATACTTTTCACTATTTCAAGACGAAAAAGAAAGATTAATAACAATCCTATTAGATTCAAAAAAGAAAATCATAGGTATCGATCTTGTATCAGTTGGTACACTAAATGCTTCTTTAGTACATCCTAGAGAAGTCTTCAGAAAAGCTATCTTAGCAGGCGCTGATTCAATTATAATAGCCCACAATCATCCATCTAACAATACAGAACCATCCCCTGCCGACATCCAAGTTGCAATGACATTACAAAGATGTGGAGATATTTTAGGAATCCCACTATTGGATAGCTTAATTGTAACTTTTGATAATAGCATTAATCAAAGACCCAGCATGTCAAGTATGAAACGTAAAGAATATTTTTAAATTAAAGGAGAAACAATGGAAGATAAACAAAGAGGAAACTGTGAAAATTTAGAACACCTAAATTTAAAATTTCAAAAAATATTGAATAGACCTGCCAACAAAACAGAAGTGAGATTATTCCCATATTTGATACATTGCTTAATGGATCAAGAAATTGACAGACGAAAACTTTCATCAGAAGAACAAAAACTCATTAAAGACTATATCGAAAAAGGTTTATTAATCAAAGCATCAAGAACGATAGGTTGTTCAAAAGAATTTTGGACTTTTTTAACAGATGTGACTTATGATAGATACGTCATTGAACTATAACCAAAGGAAAAATCAATGAAAATAAAAAGTAAAAACAAATTCAAAGTAAACGTCAAAAAATTTAAGAAAAACTTAAACAATATACATCTAACCCTTGATGAAAACAACGAAACTTGTAGGTCTTATGGCACAAAAACCTCACATCGATTCTCCTCAGAAAACTTTTTGCATATAAAACTCGAAGAAAACTACGTTACCCTATCTTTATCAAGCTTCGGTGGAATGTGTGGTTTCGAGTTTGATACTGAAGAAATATTTAAAGACTTTAAAGTTAAAAACTTAGCAGATATTGATGATTTATGCTTAATGAGAGATGTTTACGTATTAATCAATGATTGCATCATAGAAGATGAACCTAAAATAAAGAAGTATACTATGAAATATTTTACAGTTGAAGAAATTAAAGAAAACATAGCTGACGTTTTAGATGGTTATGACGGATATTACGAAGACTTACACAACAATGTTTTCAATACTAAATATTATGCAGATAACAAAGAAGATGCTATAAAAATGCTTGAAGAATACGGCATCTTTAAAGCGATAAAAAAAGTTCAAGATTTTCAAAAAGCCGATTATGGTGAATGTTTTACAGACTTTTCAAATCCACAAGAAATAGCAAATTTTCTTTATTATCTGTTGGGGTATGAATTTATAACAGAAAACGAAAAATTTTCAGAAATAATAAATGAATATCGAAATGACAAGGCAACAGATGAAGTGAACAAAATGTTAATTGACGCTTTAAAATAATAAAAAATAAAGGAGAAAAAAATTATGCCAAATTATTGTAGTTACGAGCTTATAGCCAAAGGTGACAAAAAAGATTTAGAAGAATTAGTAGCACTTTTAAACGAAAATTACAACTATTTAAAAACAGATGATAATTACTGTTTATTCAACCCAACAACCGAAGATGAACGTAAACTAATAAACATAGCTAACGATATAATAAAGAATATAAATGGTCAAAAAGAAAAAGATGACGACATTCTTTATAAAAATCTTGTAAAACAAACAAATGATACATTAAAAAATTCAGAAAGATATGAAAAAATAGCAAATTATTTTAAATCTCTAACAGATTTAGAAATAGACAACAACTATCCTATAAGAGAACAAAAACCTCACTTATTTAGAGTTTTTGATGCCGATGCGAATTGGTATGATAATGATAACGAAGTAGCTATCTTAGGCTATTGTGCTTGGTCTGTTTCATGTTGTATGCTAGATGATGAACATTCTTATTATAACGATTGGAAAGACGAAATTCCACCTAAAAATTTCAACGGAACAACACTTAACGCTTTTTGTAAAGAACACCCAAACATTGAAATTGAGATAATCTCAGACGAAACAGGGTGTGCTTTTACAGAACATTACTATTTTAAAGACGGAACGTTAAAATTAGATGAATGTGACGAAATTAAATGCGACGATGATGAAGACTACTCATCGGATGCAAACTATGTAGACATCGAAACCGATGATGATATGCCACTTTTAGAGTATAACTTCAAATACTTGTAAAAAAATAATACAACGTCACTACAATGTAGTGACGTTGTAGATACATTGTAGATACAAAATAATTATTAAAGGAATAAAAAAAACGATGAAAATAAAAATTAATTTTAATTACACTTGTAAAATTCATGCAAGTAAAGAAGAAATAAACAATATAACAAAAAATCTTGATGATGAAAATACCATTTTCGAACTAACAGAAAACATCAATGACATATTTTTATCTGGTGATGGAAGAACAGAGGCTGGTATGATTTCAAACTTTAACTATGAGGTGGAACAATGAACAAAGATATTCAAAAGAAAGTAATATTTAAAACTGCAACATTAAACGATAGAGATTTTTATATAAGTAGATGCCCAAATTGTAAATGCTATTTAGATGCAAATAAAGTAGACAAATATTGTTCTGAATATGGACAAAAATTAGATTGGGAAAATGCAGAAGATGAAGAAATTTGAACCAGATCTAACAAAAACAGAAAGGTAAAAGAATAATGAAATTAACAGACGTTTTTTTATACGCTAAAGAGTACTTAGACTCAGAAGTACCTAGATTAGAAAACTTTATATTAAACAACAGCGTTGATAAAGATTTCGAAGAAAAATTCAATCATCTAAAAAACGATAAAACAAGCATAGATAACTCAAAAATATTAAAAAACTATAAAAAAAACGAATCGGGAAAAGATTTAAAACTTAATATAATCTTATCTGTTGACATTACAGAAGATGCTATGCTTAATTTCTATGACGATAATATAACAAAAGCTAAAGAAGATATTAAAAATGATCTATACGAAAATTATGAAAGGTTCTCTGATGCTGGTATAGACCTAAATTATATAGAAATCGACGCTCATAAAACCACACTAGATGATTAAACAAAGAAAGGTAAAATTATGAATAAAAAAATAATATGTGAAACAATAATAACATATACAATAATAATAACAATAACAATATTAGCTGTTGTATATAGTATTGCGTTATTCACAATGCCTCGTACAACATTAAAAACATCTATTAAATCAAACGAAATAACACGAGAACAAGTCATTCAAGTATTAAAAAACGACAAAAAGTATATCAATAAAGAAAATAATGAAGAATTTAATAAAAAAGTAGACGAAGAATTTCAAATATTAAAGAAAAGAAAAACTTGTGAGTCAATTCTAAAAATCTCATTCAGATTAGGTCTCATTGAACTTATAACAATTTTAGTGAGTTTTATGGTAAGTGACTTCATTAAAGCGGTGAGGATGAATGAAAATGAACACGCTCAATACTAGAAAAATAATAACAACACTATTAGTATCTATAATCTTATTAGTTAGTTTCATAATACCGACTTATGCAACAACTCAAAACGAGGTAAATCAACCAAAATCAGAGACTACAACACCTATCCCTCAAGATACAAGAAACGGTGACTTAACAAAAAACAGCAAGTACCCATTTTATGATGAGTGCAACGTGTTATCAAAAGAAACAAAGGATATGATATTAAAAATCAACAAAAACTTTGAAAAAGATGGTACACGAATTGGAGTTGTCGTTTTAAAATCGCTTAATGAAACCCCTATAGAAGAAAAAGCAAACAATGTTTTCAATACATGGAAACTCGGAAGTAAAGAAAAAAATAACGGAGCATTACTCTTAATTTCTATATCCGATAAAAAAATTAGACTTGAAGTCGGAGACGGGCTAAGAAATACCGTTATTCCAGATTATGAGGCTAAAAACATTATTAATAAAATGATTCCTTATTTTAAACAACAAGCATACAATCTAGGTATAAATGTAGCCCTATTTGAAATAGACCAAAGATTTTATCAATATAATGGAGAAATTACAAACGAAAACACAAAATCTTCAAACAATGAAATCCAAAAAAATAACAAATCGTCTTGAAAAAAAAACATCAAATACAGCTCAAACTACTGTATTAATTTGGGCTATGGTTATTCTCATTGTACTCGTTGTAATAGTTGCTAAAATAATCTATGAAGACGTTGCATACAAAAAAGAACAAAAAGAACTTGGTGAAATACACAATTTTAAAATTAAAATAACCGATCAATACGGAAATACAACCACTGAGCAACTTAAAGACTACGCTAATAGAGATGTTAGTGAAGATGGGATAACACGTGAAATCAAAGACATTGTGTTATATCAAGAAAGATTTGGAGAAGATGTTGTAAATTATACAATAGAAAAAATGAATCCAAATCTGGAAAATTTAAAATATAAAGATCTCGATACCATAGATGTAACTATAAAAACAGAAAGTGAAGAAGAACAATTTATAAACGACCATGAAAAAGTAAAAGCAACAAAAGACTTTTACAAGAAATTGTCCCCAAAAGAAAAAGACTTTTATAAAATGAGAGCAACCTCAAATATGAATGGACAAGGTAGTGATAACTTTTGGTTCTATCTATACCTCTATATGCTTACTCAAAGTAATAGAAGTAATGACTTCACAACATCAATATCAAAGTATGATATAACAGAAGATAACTACTATACCCCATCAACGAAAACAAATCATAAAAGCTCTAGCTACAGCAATGACTCAAGTGATTATAACAACTCTGACGACTTCGATTTTGGAGGTTTCGGTGGTGGATTCTCATCTGGCGGTGAAGCTTCAGGTGGATGGTAAAACAATAAACAAAAAAACAAATCAAAAACAACATTAAAACAAACAAAGGAGAAAACTATGGAAAATGAATTTTTAAGATTAACAGATAAAGATACTGGCAAGAATATTTATATTAGAAAAAAAGACATTGTTATTGTTGCCCCATTAACAGAAGATATTTTGCACAAAAATGACTATAACTATACCGATAGATACGATAAAGAAACCATCTTTTCTGGTATTCAAACAGAATATGGATTAGTTCATGTAAAAGAAAAAACAGACAAAATTATGAAGCTAATTCGTGTAAAATAAAAAAACCAATAAGATTATAAATAAATTTTTTTAAATAAAGGATAAAAAAAATGATAAAATTTAATGTAGAAATTGTAGAAACTCTAAGAAGGGCAATAGAAGTCAACGCAGACTCTGAAAATGACGCTATAGATAAAACAAAACAACTATATTATGATGGAAAAATAGTTTTAGATGTCGACAATTTCGATAATATGATTAAATTTACACCATTAAAACACGAATAAAGAAGTAATATATGGATATTAAAGAATTAGAAACAATGTACAATAAAACAATAAAAAATCTAAACGAATTACCATTAGATGAATTAAGAGATCTAATAAAAGAAAAAAGATCCATACTAAGCGGTATTGAATAGAAGTGGAAGGATTAGTAGGCAATCTGTATCCTTCGGGCGCTTTAATTTCTTTAAGTTCGTAGTTGCCAGATTTAAGACCTACAACTGTGAAAGTACCATCTTCTCCAGTTACAAACTTGTGAGCTTTAGCCTCATTATCAGTAAATGTTGCAGTTTTACCATTTTTCCCATCTTTAAATCCTTCGAAATATTGACGGTTTTCATTCATTAATACAAATTCAGCTCCTTTAAGACCTTTTAGCGTTCATTTCAAAAATTGTATCATTTACTTTTTTAACTTTAAAACCATAAGTTGTAAATTTAGTTTCTTTCTTTTCATATCGGTCTTTATTGTTATTAAATTTTGAGTTGTTAAATACAAAATCTACATGGTTTTTATAGTTACCATTAGCAACTATTGTAGTTACGTTCTTAAATTGTGCTTTATAACTTACAGTTACTTTGTCTTTAAGTTTATCACTAGCTTTACCATTAGTGATCAAACTGAAATCAAACTCATTCTTAGTTTCATTGAACTTAATAGTGTAATCTTTATCTTTTTCAAGTGTTACGTCACCACATTTAACAACAAATGAATTTTCCAAATATTCAAGGTCATTTGTTGTTTTATCTTCTAACATCAATTTATCTTTGAAACCTAATTTAGAATAATCTTGAACGTTTTTAGGTATTTCAACGTCTACATTAAATTCGATATCTTCAAAAATTTCGTAGTTGTTCTTTTTAACTTTAGATAAGTCTTTGTCTTTAGTTTCATTTACAATTTTCTTGTCTGAATGAGGTCTTTCATAGTTTACAAAATGTTTAAAGTCTTTAGATGCTATGATATTTCCTGCATCATCAACGCTAAATGAAAGTTTATTGTTTTTGTCGTACTGAGCATTACCACTAACTAAATACTTTTCATAACCTTCATCTTTTAGTAAATCATCTACTAAATCTTTTACGCCTAACTCAACTAAGAAATAATCGCCTTTAATTAAATTATTAAGGTTGATCTTTCCATTTTTAACTTCTAAAATTAAATCTTTATCACCATCTTTAATCACTTTAGCATTTGCTATATCATTAGCTTTACCATAATAAAGTTTAAATTTAGCTCCATTTAATGGCTTTTCTTTATTTTCTTTATCATCTTTCACATCATCTTTTGTCATCCAATCAACAGAAATTGTTTCGATCTTTGAATCATCTGCTTCATTAACAACTTGAGACGTTCCAACCGTCTTTAAAACGTCTTTCATCTCAGATATTTCTGGAACTACCTCATCTTCGCCAGAGAAACTAGACTCAAGTTTGTTTTCATCTAATTTCAAAGGCTCAACCATCTTAGGTGGTGCTTTGTTTGAATCTTTAGAAATCTTTTCATTTTCTTTCTTAACATCTACATTATTCTCAGCCAAACCTTGTTCTTTTTCATCATAAACAAAAGACGTAATCGCTGGCATTGAGAATTGAAATAACATCATAAACGCTAGGATAAATGAAAAAATTCTTGTAAATTTTTTATCCAAAATTTTTTTCTCCTTTCTATATTCATTTGTTTTTTGAAATCTATTTATACTCACTAAGAGGTATCTAACATTTTTAATTTTTTCATATCTTCAATTACGCCCCTTTCTATGCATATTTGCAACGCAAACCGTTGACTTTATCTAAGAATAGTATATAATAATAGAAAAAAGTCAAAAAATAACCTAAAAATATAACAAATTCTCGTTTATAAAAAACAATTTATTAGGAAAACAAAAAATACATAACAACCCCTCAATAATTAACGAAAGGAAGATTCTCATGAAAATATCAATACGAACAAAATTTTCAGACGCTTATTTTTCAACAACCTATTACGACAAAGATTTCACTATGAAAATAAACAATTTTACTCTAAAACCTATAGGTTTTCTTAAACAAAAATCAGGCATAAATAAAAAAGAATTATTTGAAAAATACAAAGAAAAGGATCCATTAGTAACCACCCCATTTAATCAAGACTTAATAAATAAAATATTAAAAAATAAACATATGACTAAAAATCAACTCTATGAAATAATCGAGCCAAACTCTTACAAAGGGCTAATTGTGACAATTCAAGACGGCTTGATGTTTAAATACTATGTAGAACATCATGTAGAAATTGAAAAAATATCAAACGCTTAATCCTCTCAATGCGAAAAGTTTTTCGCACGAGATTAGTCGTGAACGATAATCGCTAAAAAAACTATAAATCAAAGAGGTCGAAAAAAATGTTAACGAAATCTATATTAGAATGGTCTATATTTACAAATAATGTATCAGAAATTAAAATTATGCTAGTTGTGTTCAGTTTAATTCTTATTTTATTCATCACATATCATATAAACAATGAACGCCTCATTAACTTACTATATGAAGATCAATTAATGAGTATACGCATAGCGAGATTTTTCATATTTATACACATGATATTAATAGGTTATTTAACTTATAGACTGTATGAATTAACTTAAAAAAATTAAAAAAAAATAAAGGGGACGAAAAAACATGATATTAGAAAATATTAATTTAATGATTGGAATACAAAATCTCTACTTAACGTCAAATATAGACGATAAAATACACGATAGCTGGTTGATATTAGGTATATTGTTTTTTGAGCTTATCATTTATACTTTAATGCATCAAAGTCTTGAAATGAGTGGAACTACACCTCTACTCATGAAAATAGCAGGAATTATGATACCCGTAACTATAATATTAATGGTTTACTATGCTTTTAACTCATATAAAGCAATAGATACTAAAACAAAAAATTTAGAAAAAAATAATAAGAAAATAGAAGTATCATATGACAACTCAAAATCTTCAACAGATTTAGTTAAATTCGACATTGAAGATTTTCAAATTAAAACACTATAAAAAAGAATAAAAAAAATGATTAACTATAAAGTAGACTACGAAATCGGAAAAACACACGCTGAAGACTCTGGTTACAACATCAGAGCAAGTCAATTACCCTACAACTAAAGTCGAGGACTTGTATTTGATATTAAAATTTTCAAAATCCTGTGACTTTAGTCATGGGTGGTTCAGACATTATTATAAAAAATTAAAAAAAAAGTGAAATTCATGCATACAAAAAAACTATCAGAAAAAACTAAAGATGATTTAATTGCAATAATTTTCTCCATTGTATTAGGGTTAGCACTATTTTTATCAATGTTTATGCCAGTTTATAGAATAAACAAATACACAGAAGATTTCAAAAATCATAACTTAATAACGAAAGATAATAAAATCAACGAAAATAGTAAATCGATGAACTTAGAATATTTAAAAGACTCAGATTATGCTTTTAAAAACATCAATTCTTATTCTTCAGATGAATTATTACAGATTTATCCAAAACTATTATGTCAATACGATAAGATTTGTGTAACAATTTTACTAATTAGTCGTAGTGAAAACGACAAAATTAAAGAACAAATAAGAGATTGTAATCTATACTTAGATAAAAAACTACCAATAAAAGACGAAATGAGAATTAAAAAATTAAAAAGAAAGATTAGTAACTCAGACACATTTTCAAACAACAAGAAAGAGTTAAAAGACGAAATATATAGACGAATGTCATTAGATCCAAAATATTCAGAATTAAATAAGTAGAAAGGAAATAAATAAGGAATGAAAAACCCCAAACACAACTAAAGTCAAAAAAATTCCTTATTTGGTTATCATGCGAGAATCAAAAATAGAAAAATATCTAAAAGACTTATGCAAAAAAGAAGGTTTTGGTTATTATAAATTCACATCACCTTCCACATCGGGAATACCCGATAGAATACTCATAACCCCGAAAAGAACAGTCTTCGTTGAACTAAAAGCTACTGGAAAAACTATGAGAGCTTTACAAATAGAAATAGTAAAACAAATGGAAAAAGAAGGAGCTATAGTATATAAAAATATAGATAGCTTTGAAAAATGTGATGATATTATACGAAAAGAAAAAGAATTAATAGAAAGGAAAACTTATGGCTAAACTAAAAGAAAACATTGAACCGTTAATAGAAACAAAAGAAAAATTAAAAACTCAAGAAATAACTTTTAAAATAAATCCTATGGATAAAGAAAAACTTGAGTTATATCACGAAAAATCAATAGAAGAAATCATTGATGAACTTATACAAAAAGACTTAATCGCAATAGATGTAAAAGAAGATAACTACGACAGCCTAGCAAAAAACTTAGTGGGTGAAGTAATACAAATCAAAAAGCCAAAGTCTTTTGGCGTAATTAAACTATATAACAATCAATTTAAATACTTAGTCAGAGACTACGATAAAGAAAATCATGATGATATATTCAAAATTATATCATACGAAGATAGATGGTTAATCGTATTACACGTTAATACAAAAGGAGAAAATTAAATGAAATTAATTGGATTAAAAGTTGACGAGAACCCTTTGGTAGTAGAATTTGTGTGGAGTCCTGATAAAAAGAGAGAAGAGAGTTCGATTTATCAGGAACCTTACAATAACATGCTTTTTGAATTAAAGGATCAAGAAAAGATAGGTGAAATTATGGATTATTTTGTAAAAAAGTGTGATGAAGACAAATCACCACAAAGTTTATTTCAATCTAAGGGCATCGATTATAAAACTTTAATGAAAGATTTTAAGGACGATAGTGATTTTGATGAAGTTTTGGATTATATATCAAAAGTCTTAAACGTATCTCTAACAAGCAAAGATAGAAGTTATATAAGGGGGATAGATATATCTTATCCAGAAACATGGAAAGTTGATATTATATAATATCAGATAAAACAACGTAAATATAAAAAAAACCATATTAAAAATAATAGGAAAAAAATAATAAAAACAACTGAAATAATCAAAATAGTAACATCACTTTCAACAATAGTCTTCTCATTTTTAATGATTTTTGCTAATACAAAATATAGGAAAACGAGAAATTTACACGACTATAAAAAACAGATAATATACCTCATAGTATGTATATTATCCATCTTAATTCACTATTTATGTAGATAATATTAACAACGTATAAAACAAAAACAAAGAAAGGATGATTTTATGAAATATTTTACAGAAAAACATAACTTAAAAATAGGAACAAAGGACAGTGCGGGAATAGATCTTCCAGCTTGTTTAGATAATACAATCATAGTGTTCAGTAAAAGCTATGTAGATATCGACACAAAGATTCATGTTGAGATACCTCAAGGTTGCTTCGGAATGGTTGTCCCTCGTTCATCTATTGGAACTAAAAAACACTTAGCTTTACAAAACACTGTAGGGATTATAGATTCTGATTATCGAGGATCAATCAAACTTAAATTCTTCAACTATGGAAATAATGGCATCACTATCGAAGACGGTGAGTATGTCGCACAAATGATTATAGTACCATATACTTCAGTTGATTTACAAAAAGTAGATACATTAGATGAACTAAGCAAAACTGAAAGAGGTACTGGTGGTTTCGGAAGTACAAATAACCCTCAAATCAAAAACTACAATAATTACACATTTGAGAGTAAAGAATTAAAAAAAGGACTTAAAGAATTTTTGTTAAAAGACGTGCTTTCAAATAACCAATGGAAAATGGTAGTAGACACCAAAAATATGGATATTAAAATATTCTCAAAATCCACAATAGCATTTAATGAAAATCAAATTTGTATTTGGGAAAATAAAGAAAGAGCGCTTTCACAATTCGATGAATGGTGGCATACAGACTACTTAGAAAAATTCGCAACAAAGCAAGAAATAAAAGATGCGAAAGCCCAAGCTGTATATGATTCGAGCAAATTAAATTACGACAAATATCGAATAAATTTATTCAATATTTTAAAAGATAAACCACAATTTAAAGAAGCGTTCGAAAAATGGCTTTCATTTGATTGGTTTTTCGAGCAATTTGCATATAAATTTAATAACGCTTTGAAGTAAAAAATTAAGAGAAAATCATGAAATATGAAGTGAAACTATGCTAAGCTAAAGACTTAGCCCTTTTCTGACACATTATTATATAAAATCATAAAGGAGAAAAATTGTGGGATTAGATTAATATATTTATACAGCAAATTTTAAAGACGTAAAAACTTTCAAGGATTTTCCAGACCGTTTTTGGATAAAAAATGAAGAAAATGTTGAAAATATTAAAGAACTTCCAAACAACATCTATGTCAACCATAATGATAGATGCCCTAAATTGTCTGACATAGGATATCTTAGAAAAAATAATCTATTGCAAGGTTATTTCGAACGAAAATATAACATAGAAGATTGTGAATATATCAGAATAACTAAAGAAGATACAGAATATTTATCGAATATTTGTCACGAATTTTTAAATCAATTTGATGAAGAATTTAAAAAACAAATAAATAAATTTTTCGAATCATATACAGATAATTATGATGAATTAGACGAAAAATTTACAAAAATAGTATCAAATAACCAAAAATGTCAAGAAATCATAAACGAAAAACTACCAATCACAGAAGGATTCTTTTACGGAAAATATGACTTAAATCTATGGTATTACGGTTCAATTAAAGAAATTCAAAAACTTTTTAGAAAATTAAACCAAGAAAAAGAAGACTTATCAGATTATGAAAATTATTACTATTCGTGCTGGTATTAAACAAATAATAAAAAAATTTGTGATTAAACACACTCAGAAGGTTTTTATGAGGGTTTAAATGCTTTAGTGATATGATTATACCATTTATACTATAAAACCCTCATAAAAGACATCTACAAAACAGCAGAAAAATATAGCAAGAAATAACTCCAAGTCTAGACTTGGAGTTATTTATCATAATCAATTTTAAGAGCAATTAATACTTGTTTTTTTTTGTTCAATTAAATCACTAAGTTCATCAAAGACACGTTTATTGTCTTCGTCAAAGAAACCTAAATTAATTTTAATTATGTGATTTATTTTGTTATCAAGATCGTTCCAAATTTCAAGCAATTTGAAACCGTCTTTGTTAAATTTTACTTCTAAAACATTGTCATAATTTATTAAATAGGCCTCATCATCTGATTCATAATACATAAAACCTGCAATTTTGTCTTCTAATAAATTTTGATTTTTATCCCGAATCGTTTCAAGGTCTCTGTAATTAAGTTTTAAAGTAACACCTTCAAGATTTGTTCTTAATTTAACTAAACAATTAAAATTAATTTGATTAATATTATAATAAATTATATTGGTGTTTTCTGATACTAATTATTTTATATTTTTCATGTTATTACCTCTTAATTCTTGTTTATTATACTTATATTATAACATAATTGAACAATAAAGTCCAACTAAAGTTGAACCGAGCAAGAAAGAAATAAAACAGAAAAAGAGAATAATAATGGGGTTTCCAGATATAATAACTTTTATACTAATAATAGGTCTGATCATTTCGGCAACTATTTTATTAAAATTTATATTAATAAGTATGTTTAATATAGCATCATCTGATAAATTAATGACTGCTATATTAGCAGTAATAGCTTTTTTAACAATATTAGCAGATATTGCAGGATTTCAACTATTATTTATGTTTTTCACAGGGCAAATATAAAAAATAAAACTATAAAGGAGAAAAAAATATGTTAAAATCAATAACTCCAGCATTAATAATAACCAAAAACGTAGTTCTTGGTGGTTGTATTTTAAACTTAATTTTAAGCGCATATTTTGCACTCAAAAAAGAAAAAGAAGGCGTTCAAAAATTTATAATAATATCAACGGCTTTTGCAGTAATTAGCGCAATACTTACAATTGTCTCAAAAGCATAAGTGAAAAAAAAAAGAAAAGAAAAACTCATGAAAAAACATACGGGCAGAAAAATCAAGCAAAGAAAACCACGCCCTTCCCCACCTAGATCATATTTCTATATCAATGATGATTGTTGGTGGTGCAATAATCCTTCAGGATGTAGCAGTTGCCACATCATAAAAAAATACAGAAAGGATTATAGAGATAAAAAAGCAAAGCAAAAAGACAAAGAAATCAAAGATTATTTTAAATAAACTTGTCCCGAATGTTATACAATTTTCGGGACACACTTTTGTCACAAATTTTGTATAATACTCGTGACAAATGTATTGTAATAAAAATTAAAAAAAACTAAAATGATGCAAATAATCTCAAAGATATGTATCATTGGTAAAAAAAATAATTTGATAAAGCAAACTATTTTTATGACGTCTACTAAAATTTACTGATGTTGCATAACTGTTATAGCAGATTAAAAATATGAATAAAAAATATTAGATTACTTTTATTAAAAGGTGAGCAAAGCTCACCCGAGATAATATGTGAAATATTGAATATTTAGGAGGACTAAAAATGAAAAAAATTTATGCAATCTCAGATAGTAACAGATATCATAGCGTAGGTGAACAAATAGTAGAATCTATAAATTTTGATCCAGGTTGTGGTGAATTTACACAAAAATTTATATATACAGACTTTCTGGGCGTAGAAAAAAAGATAATTGTTACAATAGAAGGACTATTATCTTTTTACGAAGACCATCGCCTAGAATACGCAACAAAACTAAAATTTATCGCTGATAATAAAGAAATATCTAATGCTTTTGCACCATATTATATAAAAGACAAACAAAGAGTAAACGATATAAAAAATATCACACAAAATAAAATAGACAAATTCACTGTTTACGAAGTTGAAGAAAATAAAGAAATTAACAACGTACTTGATTGTTATTAATTTCTTAAATAATATTAAAAAGGGTGGGCGTAAGCCCACCCAACTATTATTATAAAAACACAAATATATTAAAAGGAGTAAATATGAACAATTTAGATTTATCGCAATTTAATGAAAAACAACTACAACAAATTCAATTCGGGATTGAAAAAAATCTTGATGTAAGTATATATGCCAACCCCGAATACAACTCCGACCAAATGGAAGTAATCAGATTAGGTTTAGCATGGGGTTTGGATGTAAGTAAATACGCAAACCCAAAGTTTGATTGTGACAGTATGTGGGAAATTGAAGACGGTTTACAACAAGATATCAACGTAGATATCTACGCAAACCCTAAATTTAATGCCAGTCAAATGAAGCAAATCAAGATTGGCTTAATCGACAACAAGCATATGCCAAAATCAAAAATTGACGTTAACGTCTATGCTAACCCTAAATTTAACGCTAGACAAATGATGAAAATTAGGTGGGGTTTAAGTACAGGAGTTGATGTTAGCAAATACGCAAAAACAGAATTTAACGCCGATCAAATGAATGAAATATTAAAAGGCTTAAATTATAAAATTGATGTGGATATCTACGCCAATCCTAAATTTAATGCCAATCAAATGAACAAAATAAGATTAGAATTAATAAATAATAAAAAAGAAAAAGAATGTCATTGTGAACATTGCACTTGTAAAAAAGAATTTGACGTAGACAAATTTATAAAATTTTTAAAAGATTCACCTGTAGAAGACATTTCATATATTACCGTTGAAGGTACTGGAGAGCCGTCATTTTACAAAGAAGGTGACTCCATAAAAGTTTATGATAAAATCATTAATCTTAGAGAAATTTTAGGTTGGGAAGAAAACAAAAGTTATTATTTAGATGAAGAAAATAAATTTTATAAAATTAAAAACAACTCACTATATGAAAAATATAACTTAGAAAATGATTATTCATTTAAACTAATTTCTAAAAAATATAGCGAAAATCTTTTTAATAAACTTAAAAAAGCAATAAGAAAAAATTATTCTGAATAGCTCAATATTATTAAACATAAAGCAAAATCTGGATTTTTAAAAAGTTTTTATAGCCTTAACTTTAGACATATAAAGTAATCAATAAAACAAATAAAAAAAATAGTGGAATAAAATTTATTCCACTATTTCTCTATATACACAAACTTTACGATTAGAACCATCATAAGTATAACAAGTAGTTAAAATCATAAACCTATCAGTATCGTTTATATCAACTTTTTTATCAAAACTATCAGTCATATTAAACTCAACAATGTCTTTAACACCTTCAATAGAGGTATAATCGACACTATTGAGTTTTTTCTCATTGATAACACCACTTCGTATTAACTCATAATGACGAGCTTTATCGTTAACTATTAAAGTCGCTCTATTATACTTATCGTGGGTATTATCAACTAAAGGCGAAAACATAGTTTTTATATCAACATAATGTCCAAATAAGGTTATAACATTATCATCAAAACCCTTATTTGCGAGACTCATAAAAACACTACCATCACGTTTAGGTTTTCCATCTAAGTCTCTCCAAAGAAACTCACCTTTATAACTTTCAAACCCAACAGGTTCTCTTATAAGATTATCCCCTACAATCAAATATGCTATAGGTTTCTTGCTCTTATATTTCATTGTTAGGGTTCTTGTTAGGCTAGGCTTATCACCATCCTTAACGGCCGTCTCAGAGCGTTCCAAACCATTTTTACTTTTTACATCTTTTTTAATGTTTGGTTTATCCTTTTTATTTACGTCGTTTATACCATAAGACTCTAAAATTTGAGCATCTTCATTTCTTTTCTGATTTTCAACATAAACGTCTTTGTAAATAAACGCCCCACCTCCAAGAGCGATAACTATTAAGATAACACCCAAAATTATAAAAAAATTTTTCTTTATTTTATCTATCATACATGACCTCGATTCTTATGATTATCTTAACTAAATTATACTACAAAATCAGCCTAAAATCAAGCAAAATCAACTAAATAAAGGTTCTAAACAATAAATCTCAAACTATTGCATCAAAATCATACTTTTCTACCCTATTTAACCCAAAAAACACTTGATAAAACCCTAAAAATATGCTATAATATTTATAGACAAAAGATACGAAAAGGAAAGTTAATGAAAGAAACAAAATATATTACAAAACAAGAACTAAATAAAACATTAAAACCTCATCAACTCAAAGCTAAAGAGTTCGTTGTAAAAAATAAACGTTGTGGTCTTTATCTTGATATGGGCGTTGGAAAGACCCTATCAACCTTAGCGAGCCTTTACGACATACAACCAAAATATCATATTTTAGTAATAGCCCCTATCAACATAGCTAGATACGTTTGGATTGATGAGATCAAAAAGTGGAAAATGAACATACGCTACAAGTCACTAATTCTAAACGAGAACAATAAAAAACTCTCGAAAAAACAACGCTATGAATTATACGATGAAGTGAAAAATATGAAACCTACGATGTTTTTCATAAACTTAGAACTTGTATGTGATCTTGTAGACTATTTTAAAGGTTCTTTTCCGTTTAAATTTTTAATAATTGACGAGTCACAATCTTTTAAAAACCCTAGGGCGAAAAGATTTAAAGCTCTTAAAAAAATAGTAAATGAAGTAGATAGAGTTGTAGAACTATCAGGTACCCCTACTCCTAGAAGTATTGAAGACTTATGGTCTCAAATATTTTTACTTGATAAAGGGCAAAGGCTAGGAAAAACTTTAACAAGTTTTAGGATTAAATATTTAAGACCTACAAATGTAATAAACGGTATACCTATAAACTACGTACCTCTACCTCATGCTGAAAAAGAAATATATGATAAAATATCAGATATAGCGATATCTTTAAAGAACGTAAACTTATCTTTACCGCCTTTAATTATTAACGATATTCACTTATCACTATCTGATAAAGAAAAGAAACTATACAAAACCCTAGCAAAAACAGAAGTACTCAAAATAGTAGACGAACCTATTTTTGAAGGTGTTAAAAAAGATGAACAAGATATAACTGTTATAGCAAAATCTGCTGGTGCATTGCATGCTAAACTTTGTCAAATAGCAAGTGGTGCTTTGTATATAAACGAAAATAAAGATTATATCAAAATACATGAACAAAAATTAGCTATGTGTAAAGATATAATCAACAGAACGGGTTCTAATGTTATGATCGCATACTTCTTTAAAACAGACCGTTATATGCTAGAAGAATACTTTAAAAAACACAAAATAGCATATAAAGTATTCGATGGCTCGGCTGAAATAAAAGATGATTGGAACAATGGCAAAATACCAGTTATGTTAGTTCAACCAAAATCTATGGGCCATGGCATGAATCTCCAAACTGGTGGTAATGTTTTGATTTGGTACTCTATGATATTTGATTTAGAGTTATATCTACAAACAAATAAAAGACTTCATAGACCAGGTCAAACAAAATCTGTTATTATTCATAGATTGATTGTTGACGACACAATTGATACCAAGGCTTCAAAAGCCTTAGAAAAGAAAAAAATGACACAAGATGATTTACTTGACGCTCTCGATGCTACTCTAAAAAGTTTGTAGTGCGAAAGTCTTCGCACGAGATTAATTATGAGTAGTAGCCTCTAAGTAAATCTACTGTTCAAAAATATATAAAAAAAACATTTAAAAAAGCTAATAAGTAATTTTTTCATATCTCGGCGTGTGGAGTGACATATAAACATAATTTTTCCAACGTAGGTTACCTCCTAAAGTAAACTTGATTGACATAATGTAACTTAATTGCACTAAACTCTGCACGCCACCCTTCTTTTGAAAAATAAAGCATTATTATGGGCTTATTTGAACATATACCTTCCAATCAGATAAACGTTTAACATATTTCATAAATTTTTTCGAACATAAATATAACACCAATATGGTTATAATAAGCCCATAATAACTTAGCTATCAAAAACTGATAGCTAAGTTATATAATTGTTTTAAAAGAATTATAACAAAAAAATTTTTTAGAAAGGATGAAATCGAATAATGAAAACTAACGATTTAAAACCAGGTGATATTTTCTTAATTCAAGGAAAAGTATCATATTGTAGAATTACAAAGTTAATCAAAGGTGAAGAACTTGAAGAAAAAGATAAAGAACTAGAATCTCAAGGAAGATTCCCTGTGGGTTCTCCTTATACTACAATAGCGATCAACGATCCAAAAGTTATTCACATCGATAAAGCTAACCCAACAAAAGCGGAAACATACGCTGAGGGAAAAATCTATAAAAGAAAAGACGGCTCATCAGCATACTCAATCAACTCTAAATCAAAATTTGTACCAAAAGTTGCTCATATCAACGAAGATAAAAAATTCGATGAAATAAAATTGAATAAAGAGTTAGCAACAGGCTCAAATGTCGTTCTAATTTGCTCTATTTACCCTACTAAACGAATGAACGGTGTAGGCTTACACACAGTCTTAATCTTAGACAAAGAAGTTCAAGCTTATGCTGGAAGTAGAGACATCACAGAACAACTAAAGAGATACAATATTGAAATTATACCTTTAGAAGATGAAGATCAAGAAGAAGTATATGAAGAAGTTGAATCTGATCCTAAGTATAAAGCAGCTTTAGATAGCTATGCTGAAAAACTTAATGAAGATATCGTTGATAACTCATCTATCTTTGATGATGCTTTTAAAGACGAAGATGGCTCTACATCAGACGAAGATTTAACACTTTTCGGCGATTTTGACGCCTAGTTCACAATAAGTTCAAATTAAATTTGAACAGCAAAACCAATATAAATACTACAAAAAGAGAGTCTAACCTAAAAAATTAGGCTCTTTTTTTTACATTAGTATTAAACGGAAAAAAATACATGAAACTATCACTAAACTTAGACGTAATAAAAAAAATAGCTGAAAAACAACTTTGGACTATTAATACTGGTCAAGTTGATGAAAATGGTAAAACATTAAAAAAACCTCTAAATATAAGACGCTTATTTGGTGAAGAAATAAAAAGGGAAGATAATACAAAATACGATAACCCTCTAGCGCATCATCCCTATGATTGCTGTTGCTATAACTTGATAGAGCTATATGAAAAATTTGAAAAACATACAAAAGGAATACCACCGAATGTTGTATTTTGGTTAAATTCGCTTCAAGATAATATAGTTGTAGCAGACATAGAGCCAAACGCTTCAGAAGAAGTTAAAAAATACTTTTTAGAAATGGATTATCTCTATGGTGAAAGAAGTTTAAGTAAAAAAGGTTATCACTTAATTTTCAAAGCTCCAGACGCATATGATCCGAGATTTATGGGACATGCGCAAAAACCAGTATTAAAAGATGATGAAACATCAGTAGAAATACTACAACAACATTGGGTGACTTTTACAGGTGATATCATACCAAAAAACAACAATCCAACAAAAGATTTCTATGAGTATTATGAATCTCTCACTAAAAAAGTTGACAGTTATAACGATTCTGACTTTGTTAAAGAAATAAAAGATAAACCGATTGAAAAAGAAAAAATACCTAGATACAAAGACTTAAAATATATTTTAGACAATATCGCTCAATATCAAAAAGAACCCGAAGACTTTGCAGAAACTGGCGAAATTGATCAATCAAGGTTTGATTTTGGTGCCTGTAGCTACTATTATCATCAAGCAATCCATAGTTTAAAACAATTAAATGTTTCTTATACAGACGAACAACTTGCATCAGCCGTATTTTATAAAGTTAAAGAATACCTAACAGAAAACTATGATAGAGATAAATATCACTCTCATGTAATAAACGGTAAAGAGTATCTGTATTATGCAGTTGTAAATCTGATAAGCCAAAATAAAAAAGAAGGTAAAACTTAGATGAAAAAAATTTTAATTCCAATATTCATAGTCTTACTGATACCGTTGATATTCATTGTAAATAAACCTAAAAGTAGATTTGAACAATCTCCTTTTAACGAAAACTTTTTAAAACACGATTTTACCATTATTTTATATAGAAATGGTTGCCCTAGTTGTGATCTAATTTATGACGATATAAAAGATATTCAAAAACGACATCCAAATAAAAATATATATTTTATTGAATCAAGATCCATTTACGGTAAAAAACTCGTTGATGAATACAACATAGAAGAAGTACCAGCTATGATAACGAAAACTAAAAGAAAACTCTTGATTAATCAAAATTTAATAAGAAATGATAAACTTAATCAAAATATAGTAAACAATCACTTAGAAATGCAAAAATAGGTCTAATATGACCTATTTTTTAAATGCAATATAAACTAACAATAAATTTAAAACTATAACAATAGCAACGACAAAACCTTCACTTACTTTACCTACTCTGTATAACTTAAACAAATGCTTTTTCTTAACAATGGCTCCACTATCATATCTTATATATCCAGTTTTGTAATTAAACCAACAATTGCCAGCATAAGAAAAACTATCCATAAGTAAATGCGTGAATATCCCAAAAGCTATCCATAAAACATAAGCGTTAAAATAACCGATTATTAAAAACGGTAACAGAAAATAGAAACTATGAGTAAAACCCCTATGTTCCAACGGTAAATGAACATATCTTCCCAATATAGAAGTATTGCTATCAATATCTGGAAGTAATGCTCCAAAATATACTAAAGCAAATATAATAGCCGCTTGCAAATAAATATGAGAAAAACCTAAATCGAAAAAATGATTCATAACCTCAACTCTAATAATTTGCAACAAAGGGACAGATTCTATAGACTTTAAAGGGTTTAATAATGTAACAGCCAACCCTAAAGCACAAGCCTCTGAAGTTACTATATGATTTTTACCAAGCATACGCTTAATCACCTACCTCTCTTAACTAAATTATAACAAAAATAATACATTAATTAAAGAAAAACAACCAAAATGATACATTAAAGGAGAAAAAATTATGAAATTAGACGAAACTTTAAAATTTTTAGTAAAAAACAACATTAAAAACGACTCAATACCTATGTTATTAGGTGAACCTGGAATTGGAAAATCATCTTGGGCTGAAGGTTTAGCAGACGAATTAAACGTAAAAATCTTTACTCTTGCTTGTAACCAATTAGCAGAAAAAGCTGACTTAACTGGAGCTAGACTTATTAAAGATGATGATGGTGAATATAAACAATACTTCTACCCTCATCAAGTTATAAGTGATGCTATAGAATACGCCAAGCTTAACCCAAGAGAAACATCACTACTTTTCCTTGATGAAATCAACAGAACATCAGCAGATGTTACATCTGCCCTATTATCTCTTGCAACTCAAAGAATGATAGGTTCAAAGAAACTACCAAATAATCTAAAAATGATTATAGCTGGTAATGATAAAGGAAATGTAGTATCTTTAGATCAAGCATCAATTTCAAGATTTAACTTATACCATATCGAACCCTCGACAGAAACATTTATCTCAATACATCAAGACTTAAACCCTTATATCAAAAATGTATTAACAAAAGAACCAGAATTAATCTTCTGTAAACAAGTAGTAACTATAAGTGAAAAAGACGATAATAAAGATACTGATACAAATAACGATATATACGAAGACGTTGACTTATTTGAAATAGATGAAGATATGGAACAAATCGCAACGCCTAGAACTATCGCCAAATTATCAAGATTTTTAAACGACTTATCTCAAGATGATATAAAAAATCTAATGACACAAACAGACTTTGTGAGAGGCGAAGAAAAAAGTATTTTGCAAGAAGTAATTGAAGGCTTCACAGGTCAAACTTTATTTTCTGCTAAATTATTATTAGAAATCATAGAATCTCAAAATAAAAACATTGTAACAAATGCTCAACAATTTAAAATGGCAAAACCAAACATTTACGATGACTTAAAGAATCAACAATCAGTAGATGATATAGAAGATATGGTAGAAAATCAATTAACTGAAAAAGAAAAAGAAGATTGCTTAATCTATGCTTTAACAGAAAAAGAAGATAACTACAATATCATATCAATACTACACAACTATATGACAACATTTAGCCCTAACGGTGTTAAAAACTTAATGGCTATATCTCAAGCAAACGACTTTGATAAAGATAACGTTGAATGTTTCTTAAACAATAACTCAACTTTAACTCAATCAGTCGCATTATTATTGTCAATTTAACCAAAACAAAGGAAAAAAAATTATGATAAACGTAAAAAATCAAGCCCCAATAAGCCTTATTGCTAAATACCCAATAAGGCTTTCGGGTGATTATAATCCAATAGATTTTATCAAACAAACCATAGCAAGTAAAATATTTAGCTCTCAAATTAATAACAATCCAGTTGAAATAAATTTAGACAATACACCTATCAATGAAGATGATCTAACACAATTAATTTTAGAGGCTTGCCAAGATACATTAGATGTAACAAAAGAAAATACATTAAAAGAATTATTCAGTAAAACTTTACTAGATTTTACAATAAATAATCAAACAATAAATAAACTATTTGTAACTCAAGCTGCAACAATAGCAAAGCTACCAGATCCGTTAACACCAATTAAAGTCAACGCTTTTCAAAAAACTTTACCAGTATATAAGCCAGATATTGATATAATACCGAATTGCAAAAAATTCTTATCAGATAAAGTATCAGAAGATACAGTTTTTGCAAGTTTTGCTTATACTACAAACGTTGATAACTTTGCTGTATATTTTAAAACAGAATCTGATTTTAACGATTTTAAAACTTTTTTCAAAACAGAAACTCAAAAAATCATAAATAAATTTTCTCCAGATACTCAAAGTTTACTAAAAGAGTTTGATAAAGTAGAACTAAACAAATTAACAGAAAGTTTAATACTAAGAAACGATGATACAGACAACAATGAAGAATACTCTTTCGCAAGAACTCTTATAACGTATTTAATGTATTATCAAAATAAAAACGTAGGAATATTTCCTTTTAGCTTAATGGAATTTTTCAATCCCCTATCAATAGTTTTTATCAACATTGAACGCCACGCTCACGCAACGAAATCCCAAATAGAACTTGAATGGGAAGATATAACAAGGGCTAATAACAATAGACCTAAAATAATATCTAAAAAATCTTTAAGAAAACTAACTACAGTTGAAAAACAAATAAGAAAATTATCTCAAAAAGCTTCAAGCATGACTAAAAATATTCAAGCTGTAAGTAAAATTAAAAAGAGAAAATTCCCGAACGTAAGACCTGCAAATATAGATATTTACAAAGCCGTTGTAAAGATATTGAAAAAACAAAAATTTGTTAATCAATCTCATAACGTCTATAAGAAAAAACATACAACTTTCCAAAAAGCTAATAGACGTCACCCTAACGACTTTAACAAACCAGGTGTATCTCAACAAAACGTATATAAACCAGATATTCATATCTACGCTGATACATCAGGCTCAATATCTGAAGAAAACTACGCTGATTGTGTAAGACTATTAATAAAACTAGCTAAAAAACTTAACGTAGATTTATACTTTAACAGCTTTTCTCACGTTATATCATCAGCGACGAAATTAAAAATCAAAGATAGAACAGCAGCCCAAATATATAATCAAATTCAAAGAATAGATAAAGTATCAGGTGGAACAGATTTTAACCAAGTTTGGACTTATATAAACGACTCAAATAAACGTAAAGAAGAAATATCAATAATAATAACAGATTTTGAATACTCAGCTCCTAACAAAAGTCTAAAGCATCCTAAAAATCTATATTATGTGCCAGTATCAAAAATGAACTGGGATATAATAAAAAACGATATAGAATACTTTACAAAATCAATGAGTCATATTGATCCTCTCATTAATTTCAAAATCATAGTATAATGAAATGGGTGTATCCACCCACGACTTTAGTTATAAGGTGGATTTCACCCTAAATTATACTAGAAAAGGACATGATAATATGAATGAATATGAAAAAGATCAAATAAGATACGAAATAAGAACATTCATGAAGAATCTCACAGTCTTTAAATTGATGAAATACGCATTTTTAACGCTTATTTTTGTGGGACTTCGTGTTATAACCTTTACATTTATCGCTCCGACCATTGCAATGAGTGCTATTATAAGACTACTTGATGAAAAAGACAATATAAGAAAGTTCAAGTATACAGTTATAGCTATACTTTTCACTGTACTATTTTTGATCCAACTTGCGTGGTGGAAGAACTTTGTAAGATAAAAGAAAGGATAATCAATGACGAAACAAACAATTACATTAGTAGATATTTACGAACCAGAAATAGAATACGATATCTTACTAGTTGATACATCAAAAACTCCAGAAGAATACAAAAACCTCATATTAAATGAAAAAGAAAAACTCATAAGATTTAATAAATTCACTATTAATAGATTGGTTAAAAATCTACATTTTAAATTCGAAAAAACTAAAGAAAAACTCGATAACAACATTAACATACCCGTTTAAAAGGAGAAGAAAATGGCTCTAAATTTTAGCAATAACGGTAGTAATAGTAACAACAATAATAACAACAGCAGTAATAACAACCCACTATTTAACCCGTTTATATCAACCCCTCAAGATAACGACGACTTTGACGTAGAATCTTTGACGGTTAACTACAATGAAAAATTTAAAAACAAAACAAAATGCTTATTCCGTGACGAAGTTATAAAACAAACTCTATCAACTCTAATAGGTAAAAATAAACCAAACGCCATTTTAGTAGGTTTAGCTGGTGTTGGTAAAACCGAAATAGTAGAAACTATAGCTTCAATGATAGAAAACGACAATCCTCTTATACCACCGAGCCTACTTGACTCAACTATATATGAACTAAACCTAACTTCCCTTATATCTGATACATCGTATAGAGGACAAATGGAAAAAAAGCTTAACGATTTGCTTACGTTTTTATCTGACGAAAACAATAAAGCGATACTTTTCATAGATGAAATACACAGATTAGTATCAAGAAACCAAGTTTATACAGAAGTTGCTCAAACTATTAAACCCTACCTTGCACGTGGAGATATAAAAGTTATAGGTGCAACTACAACTCAAGAATCAAAAAACCTAATGGAAGATCCAGCTTTTTCAAGAAGATTTTCTAAAATCATAGTCGATGAATTAACTCAAGAACAAACTTTAGAGATAATCAAAACGCTTAAACCCCAATTTGAAAACTTTCATAACAACAAAATATTATTAGACGATAAAACCCTCGAGGCTATCGTAAATATATCAGATAAGTATAAATCAAAATCTCAACATAGACCAGATGTAGCAATAACACTACTTGATAAAGCTATGAGTGAATCAATAGTTGATAGACTTGAAAAAGAACAAAAAGCAGTTGAACAAAACAATCAGCTTGTTATTAACGCTTTTAAGCAAAACCCTCAAATAATACTATCAGATGAACAAATAGAAAATACTGCAAAAAAAGCTTTAAAAGGAAACTCAAAAATAAAGAAAACAAACTTTAAAGAACTTGAAAAAGACATAAAAGCTGTTTTAAAAGGTCAAGATGAGGTAATTGAAAAAACTATAAAACAAATCAAACGCTCATCACTTAATATATACCCTAAAGATAAGCCTCAAACATTCTTATTTTTAGGCTCATCAGGTGTTGGTAAATCAAAACTTGCATCAATGATAGCAGAAAATATAACAGACGAAAAGATGATATATCTCAACTTAACAGAGTTTAAAGATTCATCATCAATTAATCGTATTATAGGATCAAATATAGGTTATGTAGGCTCTGAAACAAACAGAGAAATGATTTTTGATTCTCTACAAACAAATCCTTATCAAGTAATTTTACTAGATGAATTTGAAAAATGCGATAAGTCTGTTCAAAGACTATTCATGCAAGCTTTTGACAAAGGTTTTATAACAGATAATAGAGGTCAAATTATAGACTTTTCAAAAGCTATAGTTTTCGCAACAACAAATGCTCATAAAACAGTTAAAAAGCAAAACTCAATAGGTTTTAACAAGACTGAAAAAGTAGATGAAATAGACGATTTAAGAGACTATTTCGATATAGAGTTATTAAATCGTTTTGAAACTATTTTAACTTTTAACAATATCTCAAAAGAAACTTTTAAAACAATTTTAAAATCAGTCTATGAAAGAGACGTTAAAAGAATCAAAAAAGAATATCACAGAAAAACAAAATTAGATGATACTCTATCAGACAAAGATACAGAAACTCTAGCACAAGACTTTAAAGTCGAATTTGGTGCTAGACCCGCAGAAAAAATAATACAAAACTATATAGAAGAAAAGTTCTTATAACAGAGCTTTTCTTCAAACAAAATAAACAAAGGAGAAAATCATGCCATTAATAGTAGGACAAAAACCTCAAAAGAAAACATACGATCAAAAATTCTTTCATCAAGATTTAACAGGATCAGGCAAAAAAGAAAGAGGGCTATTAAATAGCCATCAAAACTTAGGTGCTAAGCCAGATAATGATACTGTTCGTAACGAAGACTTAGAGTATAAAAAGCTTGAAACTAAGTTTAATGCAGTTAAAACAATATTCTTGCCATTATTACCTATTCCCTATCCTATAATAAGTAATATACTTTATAACAATCAAACTTATTTAGAACCGATGCTACCAAAACAATACATTGAAGTTGGAAAAATACCAACATCAGACCAAACTATATACATGTCAATAATGCCAGCATCTATAAGAATTACAAAAACAAAAGACACAAGCCCTACGGCTGTAAAAGACTTAGTAACAACTGTTAAAACAGTATATTTAATATTTAAAGTATACAGAGACTCCCAAAATATTCTAAAAAGAATAAAACATTCTGCTATAACATCAAGAGAAGACGCTTTAAAATTTATGCAAAAAAAAGAACCAAAAGAAACTATTGATATGAAAATCGTTGAAGATTATATTGACGATTTAAACATAGTAGACCAATTATCAGAACAAGCTAGTGTTTGGAATGAAGATTTAGCTATTTTACTTGATAATACTTTAGCTTTTATTAAAAAAAGATCAAATAATAATATAAGACTTATGAAAGATGGTGCTATAACATTCGTAGAAAATATGAACAATTATATGCTAGATCTTGAACAATATACAAAACTCTTTAAAATATTAGAAACATATTTCAAAGATAATGATTTAAATAGTATCTGTAGATTAAACCTAAATCTACTTTTAGCAGAAACTTTAGCGAGTCTAAAAGCACATAAATCAAAAATTCCAACTATAAGCCCTAAAACAAACCCTAGCCCAAAAGTTAACCCAATGTTCTCAAAAGCTCAAAAAGACGCTATTATGTCAACAGAACCTTTAGTAATGGTTCAATCAGCAGCAGGTAGTGGTAAATCTACTGTGGTATTAAACCGCATTAAATATATGGTTGATTCAGGTGTAGCCCCAGAAGATATAATGGTGCTTTCATTCACAAACGCAGCAGCAGACAACATCTCATTGAAAAACCCAGGTGTTAACTCAATGACAATAGCCAAGATGATTAACGAAATCTATCAAGAAAACTTCGATCATCAATTATCAACGCTATCAACTGTTGCAAATACCATTATGATTTACTTTAAAAATCACCCTGTAGGTAGCCCTCTTGCATCACTATTAAATAATTTAGCGTTAAATAGATCTAACAGCTTCATTGAACTAACAAATTTTGTGGAAGATAATTATGATGAAGTAATTAAAATCCTTGATAAAATCAATCAAACAACATTAGAGCTTGAAATTATCATCTGCTACAGTTCAATAGATACTTTAAAAGAACCTCAATCAATAACATCAAAACACTTAATAATTGATGAGGTACAAGATAACTCTGTATTTGAATTTATCTACACTTTAAAATATGTTAATAAACACTTAGAAACACTTTTTATTGTAGGCGACGCAAGCCAATGTTTATATGAATTTAGAGCATCAAATCCAACAGCTCTTAATGTTATGGAAAACTCTGGTATTTTCACGACTTATAAACTACAAACAAACTATAGATCAAATCAAGAAATACTAAATTTCGCAAATAACCTACTAGCAAACATCGAGGCTAATCAATTTGCAAAACTACAACTAAGAGCAAATAATCTAACTAAAGTAACAAAAGATACTTTTAAAGAAAAAGTTAAAATACACTATGAAAAATGCAGAATACAAAAAGATATAAACGATACTTTACCTCTTATCATAAAAGAAAACTTAAAAGATTATATAGAAGAAAAGCTAAATAACAAAGAACAAATCTGTCTTCTAGCCTTCTCAAAAATTCATGGCTTAATAATGCAAAACGCAATAGCTGAAAAATATCCAGATAAATCAATCATCAATATAACAAGTAAAAGAGTTAAAAACATAACTTATTTCTCAAAATTTATCTGTAGATTCTGGGAAGACACTAAGTTCTACGATATAGATAAATTTATCCCAAGCGTTGTGCAAGGTATGTATACAAATATAAGCTACTTCACTTATGGTGATCAAATTGATAACCTTCAAGATTTTATCCGTAAATGGTTAACATCTGAAGACACAACATTAAGAAACTGGACTAAACAAGCCAAAGCTAAAAACATTACAAAAGATGAACTAAGACAATATGTAAGAGATAATATGCTTGATTTTGAAATAAAAACTAACGCTATCAAGCAAAGACTATTATCAGGCAAAAATGAAGACTTAAAAGATACTGAAGGTAAAGACTTTATAATATCAACAATACACGGTGTAAAAGGCTTAGAATTTGACAACGTAATTGTTCTAATAAAAAACTCAGAATTAAATAAAGAAGATTGTAAAAGACTATATTATGTAGCCTTAACAAGAGCTATCAAATCAGAATATGTAATAGCTTATGATACTATCAAAGAACCAGTTATAGTATCAGCATATAACGAAGAATTAGAGAAGTTGGTATAAAAATGAATTTAAAAAGAGGAGACGTCATTTATGTGAAAGCTAGTAACTATCAACCTACAGGTTCAGAAATGTGGGCTGATAGACCAGCTATAATAATATCAAATAACATTAACAACAAGAAATCACCCGTATTACAAATAATATATACGTCAACTAAGATAAATAAAGAAAATATGAAAACTCATATAAGACTTCACTCTCTCTTAAAACCATCAATAGCAATCTGTGAACAAATACACAGCGTTGATAAATCAAGAATAACAAAAACTTTAACCTCAATAAACGAGGATGAAATGAAACAAATCGAAAAAGCGATTAAAGATAACTTAAACTTAAAGTCAAATTAAAACTATGGTATAATGAATATATAGAGAAATATCTCTAAATATTCAAAGTAAGGAGAGTGAACACGTCATTGAAAAATTTAATAATTAGTTCAAGGTCTTTTGAAAAAACATTTGATTATTTAAAAGATAATAATCTAAATCCAAGAAACGCTAAATCTATATTAAAAGTAATGAGAACTCTACCTCAAAACGAGTTTTCTGAAATAGATAAGTTTTTTAAAAATACTTATAAAGACTTTCACGACAAAGGTCTACCAGTTTTACTAGAGTGTGATATAGAACAAGACGAACTGACAAAAATAGATAAAAAATTCTTAAAAGTCTTAGACAAGCCATTCGAGTTAAAAAGCTATGATGAAGAACTAAAAGAGCAAGAAGAAATCGAAAAAAGAGACTTTGGCTATTTGTATGACGATGAAGAAGAATGAGACTAACTTTAAACGATATTTATGAGGATATACGAAACAATGAATTTCTAACAAAAATTGAGTTATCCAACCACGTTGAACAAAAACATATAGGCTGGTCTGATACTCAAATGTTAGACAGGGCATTAAACGAAAACAAATCGGTATCCTCTTTTAAAGACAAAAATGATTATCTTGAATGTTTGCAATACACCATTTGTGATAACTTTCAAGAAATTAAAGAACAATTAAGGAAACGAAAAGATCAAGAACGATTTATTGTCACAACAAAATTTGACGATAACCTATTTCAATCAGACGATCCTGTAGACTTTAACACACATCACAAAGGGATAATGCGTGAGAGAGATGGGAAAGTCTACGAAGTAGACACAAATCAGGTCGCAGTAATGCTTATGAAAGACAAAAAAAGTCCTTATGGGATGAGCGTTATAACGTGCTATCCAGACTTAATAACAGAAAATATAGAAAAAACTGGTAAGGACTTATCTAAAATCGTAAATAAAACAAAATTTTACGAAAATGGCAATGCTACAGCAAGACTCTTTGCAAAACTTGCCACAACAGATTGCCCTTACCAAATCTTTCATAAACAAGATCCGTCATATAATACCCTATCCATCAATTTTCCAAGTAAAAAATCTGATAATATGAAATATCAAATGAGATTATCAGACGATTACTCTAACCTCAAACTAGCTTATACCGATACATTCAGAAATGACAAATGGGCTACAAAAAATCTAAGAGCAGATGAAAGAATCAATTTTCTCTTAAATTACCAAGAAGAACAACAATATATAGAAAAACAAGAACGAAATCTTGAAACTTTAAAAAAAGAAGTTAATGAGGATAGATTAAAAAAAATAAGAATAGACAAAGAAAGTATAACTAAAGATAAAGAATTAGAACTCGATTAAATATAAGAAAGGACAAATTATGGGCTTAGACCAATATGTAATAAAATTAACTAACAATCGTGAAGAAAAAACACTAGCTTCTTTTAGAAAAGTGAATATTTTGCAAGGTTTTTTTGAACGTCATTTCAACGTTATAAATTGTATACCTACCGAAATTGATGAAGACACAGCAGAATATCTAGTAAAAATTACAGATATGTTCTTAGACAATATATCAGATAATCTAAAAGAAGAACAAATAGATGATTACTGGAGCAAAGAAGGTCAATACGGAAATCTAACAAAAAAATTTTTAGAAGAAATTGAAAACAACGAAACACTACAAGATATAGTCTATGAGAAACTACCTATAACCGAAGGCTTTTTCTACGGAATTTATGACCTAGACATTTCATATTATTTAAATATCATAAAAATAAACAAAGCCTTTAAAGAAATACTAAAAGAATACGATAGACTAGAAGACAACCAAAAAATAGTATACCTTTGCTGGTATTAAAAGGAGAACCGACATGAAAAAAAAGAAAAACACAGTGATAACAAGAAGAAAAAAGCTTTGTATCAACGAACATACAGATATTGATTGTTTAGGTAAGGTTATTAAAATCAAAAATAGAAACTTCTATCAAGACTCAACAAAAGCTCCAGATAGAATTGATCCATATATTATGGATACAGAAAGAACTTTTAGATTTTACGCTCAAGCCCCTTACCTACTAAATAAAACAGGAAAAAATTATTAAGTTAGTAGATAGACTCTACTAACTTTTTTAATATTAAATTTAAAAAGGAGAAAAAAAAACAGTTAATAAAATAATAGACAAATATCCAATAATATGGTATAATATAGATATAAACAAATGAAAGGGAAAATTCAAACATGTCTATATTAAAGCCAAAAGATGTATCAAAAATACTAAATGTGTCTCAAAAAACATTGCAAAGATGGGATAAAGATGAAACATTAGTAGCTTATAGGAATCCTAAAAACAGAAGATATTATACACAAGAGCAAATAGATTTGTTTTTAGGTAAAAAAACTAAAACAAAAAGAAAAAACATAGCTTATAGCAGAGTTTCTAACAAAAATCAAAAAGATGATCTTGTTAATCAACATAATTTCATACAAAATTATGTAAACGCTAAAGGTGTTATTTTAGATGATTTTATTAGCGATATAGGAAGTGGTTTAAACTATAAAAGAAAAAATTGGAATAAGCTATTAGATATGGTTATAAACAACGAAGTCGATACCATATATATCACCTATAAAGACAGATTTGTTAGATTTGGATTTGATTGGTTTGAAAGCTTTTGTAATAAGTTTAATACAAAAATAGTAGTGCTTAATGATAAAAACTCTTCTCCAGAAGAAGAATTGCTTGAAGATTTAATCTCTATTAGTCATGTATTTTCTTACAGGATATATGGTTTAAAAAAATATAAAAACAAAATAAAGAATAATCCTAATGTTAATAACGTATAAAACAGAGATTAATCCTAATCCAGAACAAATTAATAAGATTAAACAAACTATTGGAACTTGTAGATTTATATATAACTTGTATATAGCTGAAAATCAAAAAGCTTATGAAAATAATAAACCTTTTATAACAGCTTTTAGTTTCTCTAAATGGTTAAATAACGAATTTATTCCAAACAATCCAGATTATTCATGGATCAAGAATATATCATCTAAGTCTGTAAAGCAAAGCATCATTTATGCAGAAAGAGCTTTTAAAAAGTTCTTTAAAAAAGAATCTAAATTTCCTAGATTTAAAAAGAAAAACAAATCTAATGTAAAGATGTATTTTGTTAAAAATAACAAAGGAGATTGTTTATGTGAAAGACATAGAATTAAAATCCCAACACTAGGTTGGATTAAGATAAAAGAAAAAGGTTATATACCCACAAGCAAAGATGGTTATACAGTAAAAAGTGGAGCTATATCATATAAGGCTGATAGATATTATATATCGTGTCTAGTTGATATAGAAGAACCTCCAAAACAAACATTAAAACATTTTGGTCTAGGAATTGACCTTGGATTAGAAAAGTTTGCTGTGATAAGTAATGGTAATGTTTATAAAAACATAAACAAAACTAATAAAATAAAACAATTAGAGAAAAAATTAAGACGTGAGCAAAAATGCTTATCAAGGAAATATACACAATTAAAAAATAATAAGAAAGGAGAGTCTACTCATAAAAATATAAACAAACAAAAGCTAAAGGTACAAAAAATACATTTAAAATTAAACAATATCAGAACAGATTATATTAATAAGATAGTGAGTAATTTGGTGAAAACCAAACCAAATTATATCACTATAGAAGATTTAAATATTTCTGGAATGATAAAAAATAAGTATTTATCTAAATCTATAAGTAATCAAAAATTTTATGAATTTAGACAAAAATTAACTTTTAAATGCAAAATTTATGGTATTGAATTAAGAATAGCAGATAGGTTCTATCCTTCTAGTAAAATTTGTCACAACTGTGGAAACATAAAGAAAGATTTAAAACTATCAGACAGAATATATAAATGTTCTGTATGTGGTGAAATCATCGATAGAGACCTTAATGCAAGCTTAAATTTAAGAGATACCAAATCTTATGTATTAGCATAAAAAAAAGCTATATAAGATATGTACCAGTGGCTAGCTGGGAATTTACGACTGTGGAGTGTACTAGAACTTGTTAGTAGCTTTATAGCAAAAGCATACACGAAGAAGCAGTAATATATCTCAATATAGAATGTTTGTCTATATTTTGAGTAGCAGAAAAAAATGCAAAAACCATACAGTGAAGAAATTTGTCAAAACTATAAAATAGATTTTGAGAAACTTAAAAAAACTCTGCAAGATATAGACGAAAACTCAGACGAGTTAAAAACATTAAGCCAAGAAACAAACGTCAAAATAGACACTTTATTAGACTATAAAAATGGTAAAATTGAACTTGACAATATGCCAATTACTTTATTTGGAGCTTTAACAAATGAACCTAAACGTGCAGCTGGAATAACTGCTGAATTAAGACTAATTCTCATGCTATCAGATATAGAAAAAACAGCTAAACAAACAGGCTTAAATAACGATGATTTAAATCATTATAAAAAAGACTTTAATTCCCTATTCTACGTATCACTAAAAGATGCTTTAAATATTTTAGAAAATAGAGTTTTTGAAGAAATCACTATGGATATACAAGAACAATACAACTCAATAATAGTAAACGAAACTTATAGACAAGAACTTTTAGAAAAAATGGGTTTTAAAACAGATTATAAAAAGCAATCTTTAAACGATTTTTACGCTGAATTATTCCTATTTTTCTCATCAAATGATTTTATGCTACGTGATGAAGATGAAAAACCAGTTTATATTGATGTTGGATATTTTAAAACATTTTTAAACTTTGCTAGTAACCTAAGATTAAATATTGATATATCAACCTTTTTAGAACTTTTAACGGAAAGAAACATCTCTTTAATTTTCACTAAAGAAGACGGTAAAGACTATTCAAAATTAGACGATATGGATGTCATAATTAATGATTTTGATACAGACTTTTTAAGATTAAACACTATGACAATAGGCGATAAAATAATATGGAGTCCACAGCTTTTCGATACCGACAATCATCAACTAACTTATAAAGGAAAATATTTAGATGATTGTGACACTTTCGATACAGACAGTATAATAACAGTAAGTTACCTTGAAAAAGACTTCTCTGATAAATTAACACAAAACATTAAAGCTATCAAAGATTCTCTAAATATAAACGAACTTACAGTAAGGCTTGCTCTAAAAGATGAAGAACCGTTTAGACTAATACTAGATGTACTAAAAGGCGTTAAAATAACAAACTTTATTGAAGAAATCCAAGCAGCAATTTCAGAAAAAGACAAATACGCTCTACTCGATATGAATAAAATACTGAACGGCACTAAAAAAGACATTGATATGATGTTTGAACTTGTGAATATAAGCTTTGTCAATGTTAACTCAAAAAATGCTAGAAATGTATTAGAAGGCTACATCAAAGAAAACATAAGAAATACCTTTATGGTACTACAAGACTACAGACAATTAAATCAAATCTAAAAAATTGCCAAACTTAAAAAACTATGCTATAATATAGATGTAGTTAATTTTGTTTGGCTTTTCATAAAGATGATGTCTCGGTCGATGTTTTGTCTTTCTGAAATGACATTTTTTGTCCTCTCTTATAAAATAAAGAGAAACCTTGAAAAAGCCCACTATTTATTTAATAGTGGGCTTTTTAATATATAGAAAAAAAAGAGGCGTAATAATAATGATAAAAAACTATAATAAATATACATTCGAAAAAAAAGAACTTAAAGAAGGCTTAAAAGATTTTTTAAGTGAAGATATATTCTCAAACAACGGCTGAAACATGGTCGTAAATACTGATAATATGGATATAACAACATATCCAAGCTATATCAACACATTTGACAAAAACGAAATTTGCATCTGGGAAAATCCAAGAACTATATCAAGCTTTGATGAATGGTGGAGCATAAAAGAACTTGAAGAATACGCAACAGATGAAGAAATAGAAAACGCCAAATTTAAATCAATAAATACATTCGAGGAATTAGACTATAGAACATACAAAGACAAACTACTAAACGTTGTAAAAAATAAAGACGATTTTATCAAAAATTTCGGTCATTGGCTTTCTTTTGATAATTTCTTTGAAATATTTGTCAAAAAATTCAACAAAGCCTTTGAGAACTTAGAGTAAAAAAAATGGAAAAGTACCTAATACAGTTGCAACAGAGTAAACTTTGTTGCAAAGGGTGCTGTCAACCACCCTGCGATGTAACGCCACTTTAGATAGCAATATCTATTGGGATTAAAGGTCGGAGGCATAAGCCGTTGGTACGACTGGGCAGTTACAAGCCCATGACCTTTAGGTCGTAGGTAGTTGACAAAAATAGGTCAAATCATAAATCTAAAAATAAACTTATCACAAAATGTAAAACTTGTTATATTACTTATAGTTATGGCTATGATGTTTTTTGTGAGCTTAGGCGTACTTTTTGATACGAGAACTACTAAATATAACACCATACTTCCCTATTATAAAAATTTGATACTTTTAGAAACAATAAAAGAACTTGATAAAAAAGACAATACTAACGCTATCAGTTTTCTAAAAAAATATCAAAATGCGGAACTTAATGAAGATTCTATAAATGAATTAAAAAAAGAAATTAAAGAAGGAAACGACTGGGTGTCGTTATTAATCGAAATAGATAAAAACACTGATTTTCTAAGATAACAAAAAAAAGACTAAAGTCTTTTCGAGTTATGTTTTTGAACCGATGCTTTCAAGCTACTGAAAATTTGCCTTGGCGTATGCAAAAAAAGGATGCTTTGGTTCAGCATCACTTGATATTTCTAAAGGTTTCGAATATCAAATATATTCCTAGGTAGCTCAACGGCAGAGCGCTCGGCTGTTAACCGATAGGTTGTGGGTTCGAGTCCCACCCTGGGAGCCAGCAGGTAGAAATACGCTGTACACTCACGGTATTGAATGAAAGTTTAAACGATCTGTAAGATCGTCAACCATGGGGCAGCCACCTATAGGTGGCATTTTAAGGGTGGTTAGTTCAGTGGTAGAACGTCGGTCTCCAAAACCGAATGTCAGAGGTTCGAGTCCTTTACCATCTGCCAAAACCCCGTTTTGAAAATAAGCTACTCATGAAAGATAGCTTATCAGCAACTCATGAAAAATAACCTTAATGCGCACTCAAAAAAAAAGGTCGCCTTGGGTAAGCGTCAATTGACACCACTAAAGGTTTCAAGTGTCATTAATAACTCGTCTACCATGTTGTAGAAAGAGATATCAAAAACGTTCTCGATCTAAGAGGGCGTTTTTTGTTTATAATTTCATTGGTGTGGTTTTTTTCCTCAAAAACAATATTAAATAAGCTCAAAATATCCAATATGCAAAAATAACCCTCTAAACGCTCGTTTAAGAGACTTTTACATCTTAGCTATATAACTAAGCATCTTTCAGTTCAAAAGTCCCGCTACGAGCCTCTGAGGAACTTTATTTTTATTATCAACGAGAAAAAAAACTAAAAAAAATTAAGAGTGTCTTTTATAGATGCTCTTATTTTTTTTAAACAAAAAAAAAGGCGCTTTTTATAGCATCTTTTTTTCTAACATTTATAACAAAAATCATGTGAGGTAAAATGATGGTATTATTCATCCACCCTACAACTATATTATACCAAAGAAAAAGCAAAAAGTCAAATAATTAATTTCAACAAAAAAAAGACACCTTATGAAGTATCTCTTTTTTTTCCGTAAGCAATCTTTTTTCACGAGGTAACTAATGACACCAAAAAAAATATAAAGTCTTTATATTAAGACACTCTTATTATAACAAAAAGAAACCAAAAAATCAAACGAAAAAAAGACACCTTTTAAAGTGTCTTCTTCCCCGTTAGCAATCATTACAAATTTTTTTCAACGAGACTGTTGAAATGTGTAAACAGCATCTACACACTTATATTATACTAAAGGAAACTGAAAAAGTCAAACAAAAAAAACCTAAACGTGTAAACTACGTCTAGGTTTTTTTTCGATATAAGTATCTCCTCAACACTTATTATTGCTTTAGCATAATTATTATATCAAAACTGAACTGAAAAATCAAATAACCTAGAAGTATAAAATACCTCTAGGCCATTTTTTTTCCATTTAACGAAAGATTGAAAGGATCAATGTCTTTCATAGAAAATTATTTAAAAAACAAGCAAAACAAAAATAATTACACTTATATTATAACGAATCTCAATCGAAAAATCAAAAAAAAAAGAACTTAAACGCATAAAATGCACCTAAGCCCTAAAAAAGCAAATTTAAACTTTTTTTACACTTCGTATCTCACTACGAAATTAAAGTCATAACAGATTCACTTTTGTATCGCCATTAATATTATAACAAACTAAACAAAAAAAGTCAAAAAAAGCCCTAACATATTAACTACATCAAGGCTTTTTTTTTCAACGACGAACATTCAATTATTTAATACTTATCTTAAAAACTATAGACAATTATCATAAAATATTATATCAAACTCTAATCAAAAAATCAAGAAAAAAAGCCTAAGCACACAAAGTATACCTAAACTTTCTTTCTTCTACCAAAAGCACAAATATTATTTGATACTCTTATTATATCAATTAATCCCTAAAAAGTCAACACTTCATAAATATTTATTTAGTAACCCATCACCAGGATAAAAATCAGCAACTGGTTCACTTTCTTCGTGGATTCTGCCGACCATTTCATCAGCCATTTTTTTATAGCGTTCATCATCATCTTTAGTTTCAGTACTTAAAACTTTTGCTTGACCAGCCTCTAATATACCTTCTCGTTGAGCATACTTTTTATTAACATTAGCGTCATAGTTTTTCTTTATTGCATAATAGCTATCTCTACTAGGTGGAACATGACGTTCAACAATACCAGGGTCAATCTTTTTATAGTCTTTGCTTATTTCAACTTGGTTGTGACCTTTATAGTCGTAAACTCGATAGTCCTTAGCTCTGTCTTGATCTTTTTCATCGATCCCAGATCTATCCATTAAAAGCTCCCTGTATTCATTACTACCTAAATCTAAATTGATGCCATCACTTTTAGATGTGTTTTCCCTATCCGAGTTCATTTTCTTATTTATCACTTCTTGCTCATGGGCCTTTTTGAGTTTTTCTTCTTTCGCTCTTTGCTCTTTTAAAAACTTTTCTTTTATTTTCTCACTGTCTTTAAGATATTTCTTATAACCGTTTACAAAATCTGGATCACTGTTGACATATTCCTTTAAAGTCATTTTCCTTAAACCTAATTTTAACATTGCTTTAGAAAATCGGTCTTTTAATTTACTCATATCCTCATCTCCTTACATATCGTAATCATAATCATCATCATTATCGTAACTATCGTCTTCGTATTCAGTTTCTTGATGTTCATTCTCATAACTGTTCTCATCTTGTTGTCTACGGAATAAATCTTTCATTTCAGTCTGAACTTCGACATACAAATCGAAATTCTTATTTGACGCTAAACTAACACCCTCGAAAAACTTTGCAGTAAAAAGTCTTGTATCCTCAAGCTTTGAATCATCCATTATCTCAATCATTTGTAGTTTATACTTATCTTTCAATTTTTCATCAACCTTAGATTCATCGAAAGACAAACCAGTAGATTCTTCATCTGGATAAATTTCCGATACAGCTTGTAAATAACTGCTCATAGGTACACTAATATCTTTATCATTTTCAAAAGTATTAGCAATATCATCACTAAAGTCAGAAACTAAATCTCTTGTACTATCTACAAAAAGTCTAGGGCGTCTCACATCAGAAAATACCTCAACTCCAAGGCGATCTGTAACATAATTTTCATCAGTATAATATTTTGGCTCTGTGTAATTTTTATCTGATGTAACCTCGAAATATTTTCTATACTTAACATCACTTTTAGCTAAAATATTAATAATCTTTTCAGTTGCTTTATTGATATCACGAGCAGATATTCCATCAATTTCTCCCAAATCGTAAAGTTCTTTTCTTTGTTTTAGAAAATTATCGGTTATATTAGACCTTTCTTCTTCACTTAAACTCATATCTTGCATAGTATCGTAATATCTCATAGTCAAAGCTACGTTATTAGCAGCTAATGTTCTATCAGTATAAGGAACACGACCATCACGACCTTTTTTAAATAAACCGTCTATAACAGGTATTAATTTCGAATCATTATCACGTAAAGTATCATAATCTAAGTTTGTAGTTGAAAGTAGACCATTTGCTACGATATCTTTAATATCTTGTCTAAAACCCTTATTAAACATACTCATACCGACAACCATACCTAATGATTGACAAACAGTTTCAGTATTAACCCCTCTCATAAGAGGTATCATACAGCATAAAGCAAGCTTTTGATTCATCATTCTAGCATTATTTCTAGCTGTAAAATCTACATCAGCGTTTTTATCTAACCACGCTTCATCTCTTTTCATAGTATCTACGATAGAAACATAAGACTTCTCAACATCTTTAAGGATATTTTGAACTTGTTCTTTCTCAGATTTTTCTCTCATTCTATCCTTATCATAGGCGCTATT